TTAGGCTTGGGAAGTTATGGATGACAGCACCCCAGAACCGAGATCTTCCCACACTTTATGAAGGGGAGTACTGGATTCAACCTCTCGAAACACTCCAGACTCGACAATCATAAAGTGACCCTTCTCTCTGCTCACTTTGCTCAGGTCGAAGCCGCCGTCAGTGTCGTGAACGATCTTGCAGTACGCCGCGACGGACTCGCCCAGGCTGTCTATTTTGCTGGTCTCCGCAGTACTGGCAGTGCCTTCCATCATCGATGCCTTGCGGATGAAGTTGCAGACGACACCCTTCGCGCCCATTGTTTTCAGGACGTTCTGGAGTTTGATGCCTTCTTCATCGCTCTCAACAACGGCACGGAAGCGCACGTAGTTACCGCGAATTTGGTCGTCTTCCACATCGTCCTCAAGGTTGACGAACTTGGGTGCGGAGGTTTCGTGGTGGGTGAAGGTGCCGTCAGGGTTGACGATCATGAAGCCAGCCAGCGAGCCAACATCGCCCCAATTCTGGTGCGTCAGCGCCCCGATGCTAACCACTCCAGGCAGCACTTCTTTGTGGTTGTGGTAGTGTCCGGACAGCAACAAACGGAAGCCGATATCTTTCAGTTCCTGTGCGTCGATGCCGACATCAGGCATGGTGGGGATCGCTTTGTTGATCGAGGTATGCACAACGACATCGTGGTTGTCGCCATCCAGCCCGGAACGCAGTGTTTTGAGGTCGCTGATAAGCTCTGCGTGGTTATTGCGCCAGCTAATCAGGTGGACGGTAACATCGCCCATTTTGATGGAGTGAGGACGTTTGCCGCAGACGATTTCCACACCGATTGAGCGCAGAGAGGCCGCTGCATTGGCGCTGTATACGGAATCGTTGGTTTCGAGGTCGTGGTTGCCGGCCAGCATAACCACTTCGAGGCCCAACTCTTTGATGATCCACTCGTAAGTTTCAGTCACGAAATGCAGGACGGAAGGCGATATAGCACCACGAACATGGAAAGTATCACCAGCCACCAGCATGTGTTTGCAGCCCGCAGTTTTCATGGCTTTGGCAGCTTCTTTCGTGGCGTCCAGTTGGATCTCCAGTCGAGAGTTCAGCCCGTCAGCGTTTGTTGTCGCAAAAGCATCCCAACGATGATAATGGGGATCTGATATCACCCCGTATGGCAATGTCATGTGTTTTTTCCTTTGTGGTTATTTTGATACAGATATTAAGCGTGTTTGAGAGGCGAGAAACCCAGACAACACGGCACAGAAGAAAATCTACAGGCACACGATTATGACAAAATATATAAGTAAGTGAATACCTATTTATGAAGCGGCAAAGATTTCTAAATGTTACAAGCCACTCTATAATCGCAGTCACTCATTGATGACAACCAAACGAAAAAGGAGAACAGACGGTGAAACGCGTAATTATAGGGACGATGGCCATTGCTCTGATCGGATGCGTGCCAAAGCCGCCTCAAGATGAAAAGTCAGCTGGCGGGTACGTTGATATTTATTCCACTTCAAGCGTAGCAATTGCCCAGGACAGAGCCGACAAATTGTGTGGCAGCCATGCCTATTATGTCTCCAACGACAATGATTCAACCAAAATCCTGGGTAGATACGCGCCTTCATTCCCAAAAATCCGTTTCAACTGTGATCTTGAAATGGCCGCTTATCTTGGAAGCGAAGAGGCTAAAAAAATCAAAATGAAGCGCATAGAGGAAGCCTACAAGGATATGTACAAGGCCCAATATGAGCTGAAAGAAGTGCGTCGTAAGAACGCTGATCCGAAGAAGCTGGAGTCCTACACAGAAAGCGATCCGGACGGCACTATTCGCAGCTACAGTTTCTTGAACGGTAAGTCGTGCGAATCCATCGTATACCCAGACGGCACTGGCAAAACTACGTGCGATTAATTCTTCAGGAGCACCTCGTATGGGGTGCTTTTTACTTTGGATCGCGAAACAGCATCTGCGTGCCTTTGGGTGACGTGTTGAAAAGGTGAAAACCTCTGCGTTTTAGCATGTCGGCCATTTGCGAGGATTTGACGTAGCACTTCGCCATCATCGGCTGGCTCGAGTTTGAAGCGATCATGTCGGACACCAGCATTGACCCATAGCCTTTCCCGCGTAGCTCTTTGACGATACTAACGGCACAGCAGGATGTAGATATAATGCCCGGAGTATTGGCCCTGCTCGTTCGTCTTGATGGCCAGCTTGGTCTGCTTCTCAAAGGTTTTACCCCCCTTTGATGTGAGAATCTCTTCATAGAAGTGACCCTTGCGCGTGCCGTCTTCGAACTCACCCATGATGAATGGCATGTCTGCCACAGTTGCTGCCCTTGAATAAAATTCACTCATGTATTAATCCCTAAAGCTCTCAGTGTCTTTCTAAGACACCATATTTTATGCCCCGGTAAAACCATGAGTTTACGTTTAAAACGTCTCAGGGGGCTTCTGACGCGCTACGCTGATGTCGATTACCCCAGCTTTTGGGCGAGGGTCGACAAGATTCAACTCTTCAGCACTGTGATACTCCGTATCGAACTCCCGATCGACATGGCGAATGTAGATGGCCGTGAGAAGGCTGTCGTCTTTCAGGAAGTGTCCGTAGGATTTGCGGATCACTTCGCCAACCTTCTCGATCTTCTCTCCACCCATGCAGAGATGGTTAAACCGGCTGTGTTTTCGCAGCATCTCATCCACCGGGCCGGAGTAGACCTTATCGACTCTCCCGAACCGGATGATGTTTCCAGTATCAGCCTCAACCAGACAAACGAGCTTGCCAGGTTCGATCCGGTCTCGCCACGTTACACCAGAGCGGAGTGTGTTGAAGTAGGGAGCGTCTAATCCGATGATCGGTTTACGAAATGCCAGCAGTGGCACGTAACGTATGCAGCTGTTCAGGTGGAAGTGCGCACCGGCGTCGTGGAGTTTGAGCCGGGTTTCGTTAATCGGGCACTTCGACGCAATGCCACACAGGTCGCAGAGCAACTTCTGTTTGTTCAGGCTAGTGTTCGATTCAATGGTGTAGGAGCCATCTTCAAGACGGCGAACCCAGCGCGTGCGTTTGAGATCCATAATTCTTATTCAAATAGTTTTGTCCGGGGCAACGATAACTGACAAGGCGCATCGATGTTTGCAAATGCCTGTTTACTTATACCCATTATTCACAGGACCGATCCAATAATTAGATCCCCAGAGAGATCCTATAGAAGATCAAAAGAGATCCCCGATCGTCTCCAGCCGTTGCGGTTACTGGCCTGAGAGGGGGTTACTATCCACTATGGGGAGCAAAGTAACCTCTGTAGAGAGCATAATAACCGCTATGAAGAGCAAAACAACCTCTATGGAGAGTGGTCGGTATCCACTGTAGGGAGTAGGAGACATTATCTTAACTGGATAACTCAGTGCCTGTTTTTCTACGGCAGATGGCTGATATTCATGGAAATGTTGTAAGTTTTGTGTTCAGGCGTGTTTGTTTCGACCACACATATCCCCAGAAGGGGAGTGATGGCTGATTTTGCAATTACCTGATTTTTATACACAGGCCCGATCCAGTAATTCAGATCCCTAAGAGAACCAAAGAGAACCACAAAGACCCAAAAAGATCCCCGCACCCCGCAAACCGTTGTGCCACATGGCTTTAGAGGTGGTCGATATCCACTATAGAGAGAAGATCAGCCACTATGAAGAGTAAACCCACCACTGTAGAGAGTAGAAAAACCACTATAGGCGGTAGGATAACCGCTGTGATGAGTGCTACTATCCACTGTAATCAGTAAAGGCCATCAAAGCCGTCGAATAAAAAGAGACACTTGGAATGAGCGAAAACGGCAATAAAAACATAGCGATCGTTGAAGCATTCTCAGAAACAGACAAAAAGACCGGCGAAGTTGTTACGTTAGTTCCTAACACCAACAACACAGTTCAGCCCGTTGCTCTGATGCGTCTTGGTCTCTTCGTTCCGACGCTGAAATCGACCGCCAGGGGCAGAAAGGGGCAAATGGTCTCTATGGACGCCTCTGCTGAACTCAAACAGCTGTCTCTGGCCAAAGCCGAAGGGTACGAGGACATAAGGATCTCCGGCGTTCGTCTGGATATGGATAACGACTTCAAAACGTGGGTAGGCATCATCCACGCTTTCGCCAAACACAAGGTTGTTGGCGACACTGTCACGTTACCGTTCGTCGAGTTCGTCAGGCTCTGTGGCATACCAACGGCCAGATCGTCCGCGAAGTTACGTAAGCGCCTGGACAGTTCTCTGACTCGTATCGCCACAAACACTATCTCATTCCGCAGTAAAGGCTCTGATGAGTATTACGTGACGCACCTTGTGCAGACAGCAAAGTACAGCACCAAGAACGACACGGTCTCGCTGCAGGCTGATCCTAAGATTTTCGAACTCTACCAGTTTGACAAAAAGGTTCTTCTGCAACTCCGGGCAATTAACGAACTCTCCAGAAAAGAATCCGCGCAGGCGCTCTACACCTTCATCGAAAGTTTGCCACCTGACCCGGCACCAATCTCGTTGGCTCGCTTACGCGCCAGACTTAACTTAACCAGCCGCACCATTACCCAGAACGCGACAGTCAGGAAGGCGATGGAACAGCTGCGGGAGATCGGCTATCTCGATTACACCGAAGTGAAGCGCGGCAGCTCGGTCTACTTCATCATCCACTATAGGCGGCCGAAGTTACGCTCGGCACTGCCACCAGCTAAAGCTGCGCCGGTAGAGCCCGAAGATATCTTGCCAGGCGATGATCAGGAGGAAATTATCGATGTTGTTCCTGAAGAAAAAGACGGTGAGATGGTCATGTTGAGCAAGGAAGAACTGGCGATTCTCGGAGAGCTACGCAAGGCTAAAACTCGTAAATAGCCCAACCACTGTAGAGAGTATAAAGGCTCACTATCCACTGTAGTGAGCCTTTTGTTTATCTGGAATCCGCTATCCACTGTAGTGAGTAACAGCAACCGAAGAGTAACCACTGTAGGCAGTGGCACGCAAACAACGAAATAAATGTTAGTGGTTACAAACCTAGATGAATCAAGGGCTGCGAGGTTAGTGGTCACTGGGTATCTTGTTAAATCCACTTCATATAGTGGTTATCGCTACCCCTTTATTAATGGCCATCCACTATGGAGAGCAGAATCGGTTGGCTGGGTTTACTAACCACTGTAGTGAGTAGATATCCGCTGAAAACAGTGAAGGTTTACTCTCTATAGTGGATACCCGCTGGAGAGCGCATTCCATCACTCGCTATAGTGGTTGTTTGGTGCGAATGAACGCCTATTTACTCCCTACAGTGGATAGCGGCGTCGATAATCGCCACTTTACTCACTACAGTGGTTACTGGATGTCACGGCAGCTGTTTTACTCACTACAGTGGTTGGATTGCATACCTGAATGGTGTTCTACTCATCACAGTGGTTATGAGCCGGATACGCACGCGGTGAGCTGGCTACTCACCGCAGTGGTTAGTGTTATCAGTGGATTTTCTTCAGCAGACCCCAGAGTGTCCCGGCCTTCGTCGTGAGCTTACCTGTTTCCGGATCGTACATGCGCCATTCGCGACGCTGGTGGACAATGACACCGTCCTCACGTTCCAGACGCTCCAGCACGCCGGGTTGCTTAAATCCTTTGGCACGCCAGTAGCCGCTTGTTTTTTCGATTTCCAGACCCGCCAGTGTAACCGCCATCAACCAACCTCCTTGCAGTCATCGAAAAGGTAGCTGGCGTTCTTCGCGTGAACGCCGTAGACATCACCTGATTTGTTGTAAACGAGCTTATCTTCGCCCACGCCAGACAGTTTGCCGTTACGTTTGGTGAGATAGGGGGAAGACAGGACGCGATCATCGCGCACAACATAAAACTGTTCGCCGCTGTCCACAACCATCGCGCCGTAGTTGGCTTTGACGACATTGCGGATCACGTCGTTTTTCACTTCGGCCACTGCCATCTCACACTCATAGACGTGCGTGTCCGCGTAGACAGGGAGGGAGAGCAGCGCCAGAGCCAGGGCTATTTTCTTCATGCCACGACTCCTTTGATAACGCTGAATGCTGAGTCGAATACCAGCACTACGGCCAGCGCATTAACCATCGCGCCATTAACAGGCGCCAGCGCTTTACGGATTGCTCCGGTGAAGATGCAATCGACCACAAAAGCTATCGAGACAATAAGTAATAAAGTGTCTAATACAATTTTCATGATAGGTAGATACTAACTTATATATTTTGCTGTAAATATCACTCAAAAGTGCTGATGCCTAAAATGCGCTCAAGATGAGCCGCGTCTTCATCGCTTACCGGCATCGTGTCGTCGACGTACCAACAACTACCGTTGTGCCAACAAACACCGTCATCATCGACATACACAGAATCTGCATCCATGCCTGTGTACTCAACGAGATTGCGCTCAATTGCCGCTTGAATTTCTTCATCGCTCAGCCCGTCGCCCTTAACCATGAACAACGGGTAAACGTCATAGTCGGTGCTGGCTGAAATGCGAACCAAAATCTTCATGTGTTTTCTCCTTGTTGGTAAGTACTTATTTATATTAATGTGTGCCATGCGGCGCACAATCATTGTGTTCAGGCTGGTGGAAAGAACTTCTCCAACGTGCGGTCGACAGCCTTATCAATGTGCATCAGATGCCAGACGACCATATCTTTGTTTCCCAGACCGCGGGTGTAGATCACGTCGAACTTACGCCAGGCAGCGTGAAACCAGTGCGGTGTATCATCAACCGGCAGATTATCTCCAGCCTCCTTGGAGTACTTGAGCAGCATGGCCTGTTCAGCGGTTGGCGTCGGGCCAATCTCTTCCGCGTACATTCTGATGAAACGCTGCCAGTCGGCTTCATCTTCTGAAGGTTCCGGTGCGTTCATCTCTGCAATCGCCTCACGCAGCTGCGTCGCCCATTCTGGCTCCGGGAAGCCCTGAGCAATTTCGGTATCCACTACATCCAGCGCAGCGTTGGCCGCGTCATACAGTTTCTTCACGCTTTTTCTCCTGCATTAAAAGGAACACGGTCATTGCCGCTCTCAAGGGTTAGGGTTCTGGATCAGATTTTGTGGCGTTGAGCTATCCACCTTTCTGTGGGCCGCTCTCCACTCGCCAGGCTGTCTGGCAGGGATTACGCCGATTCTGTGTCGGTAAATAATGTCCCACGCATCTTCCGGATCGTTACACCAGTCGAAGGTTCCGGCTCCGTTCGGGCCGATGGCGACCACTGCTGTGTAATCGCCTTCCTGTGATCCTTTCCAGCCATATTGTGAGATAAGCGGTCGATGGCCGGTGGCTTCCGCGACCAGGCAGTTAATCTCAAAGTCCGTCATCTCGCTGTAATTTTTCATTCCCGATCTCCTTCTCATCCATTGCCAAACAACTATGTGGCGTTGTCACTTTGTACTTCTACGGATGCTAATTCCGTATTAGTAACCAATTTGTTTTCTTGTTGGTGATAATACGGAAATAAAAAAGGCGTCCAAGTGGACGCCGTATCTTTGAAAAGGCTGTTACTTCAACGCGATAAACGGAGTATTAGCCCCTTCAGTCATGTACTGAGGCAACTGGCCATTCCATTTGTTGATGGCTTCCAGCTCCATGACGTTCGGGTTCTGACGTAATGCTTCACCGCGTAACTTAATGGCATCAGCTTCTGCTTGAGCACGTTTGCGGATAGCGTCGGCTTCACCTTCGGCTTGTTCACGCAGCATGTTCGCTTCTGCCTTGCGCTGCTCAACTTCTTGCTGGCGCTGGAGCGTTTTCTGGTTCGCGGTCACTTTGGCATTGATAGATTCGATAACTGTGTCCGGGTAGTCTGGTTTGCCCACCCATGACAGGCTAATAACCTCAATACCTACCGGTGACATTTCTGCCTGAATGTCTTTCAGCGCATTGTCGAGCAGAGACGCCTTGCCACCGTCGATGAACGTGTCGGTAGTCATGCGGCTGGCCAGACGGTTTAGTGAATCCGCAATCTTCTGGCGCAGATCAGTGTCGGTAATGTCATCAACACCTTTGCGATAGGTCTGGAATACGGTAGTTACTTTGTCGCGATTAACCAGATATGCCACACCAATTTTGTGGCCGATGGCTGTACCGTCGCTCATCTGGAATGTGAACGGCTCATCGTAGGTTTTCATCTGTTTGAAAGTGGGGAAGGTGTACAGCTCGGTATTCAGACCAGTCCACTGACGGCCAACGCCGACAACTTCACCGATACCTTTGTCTTCACCCAATTTGTTTACCTTAATGCCAACGTATCCCGGTTCCACGCGATCGCAGCCGGTCAGACCCATTGTGCAAATAGCAGCCAAAGCCACCGCCAGTAAACCTTTCTTCATTACTTACTTCTCCTTAGTTTTATTGAGTGAGTTGATATACCTGCGGCCAGCTTTTAACAAGGCAACCGGGAAGACTACAGCGATGGCAAGTCCGATAAATAAAGCCAGATCGCTTTTAGCTGAGATAAGCGATGGAACCAGCAAACCGTAGATAGAGCAGAATGATATCACCGCTCAAACAGCCATGAGATAACCCTTGACCATGTGTTTCCTTTTGTCGTTTTGGCGCAGAAATGATAAGTAAGTGATTATATATTTTCAAGTGTAAAAAAGGCGTCCACTGGACGCCTTGTGATTACGCTTCTTCTGTCTCTGCTGGGGACGACTCTTTCGCTCGCCGTTCGTCTATCGACTGGAGTGCTGCGATGATTTCCGGGAGTGGCTTCTCGCGGTACATCTCGACGATCTGCGATTTGGTGTATTTCTTATCGCCAATTTCCACACGCCCGCTGGCGTTCTTGGGCAGGTATCCTTCCTCCAGCATGTACTCAACCAGAGATTCGATGACGTCCAGCCCGCGAGTCGGGTCGAAGTAGAATTTCCATGAGCATTTGCCAAACGGAGGCGCGACTTTGTTTTTAATGCACTCGGCGCCAACGTCCTGTCCGATCTTCTCTTTACCATCCTTCATGACGGATGCGCCCAGACGGATGCGCACCGACGCGTAGAACTTCGGAGAGTCGCCACCCGGAGACGTAGTCGGATCGCCAAACATCACGCCAATTTTGGTACGCACCTGGTTCAAGAAGATGATGCACGCGTTGTACTTACGCGCCCAAAGCGCCAGAGTAGGGAAGTTCGCACTCGTCGCGCGCGCCAGCGCCGTGTTGTCGTTCATGTTCAGCTGATCTTTGTCCTTCGCAGTGCCTTCTGCCATCTTGTCGAACTTCTCAGCCTTCGAGTTCGGAACCATCGACGCCAGAGAGTCGGCAACGATGCAGATAGGGGCTGTTTCCGGGATAAGCTCTTCGTCGCGCACCAGCTTGAGGATTGTGCCGATCAGCTCGACGGAGTCTTCGAAGGTATCCGGCTGTTTGTAGACCCACTGGCCGTCATCTTCGTCGGCGTTCAAGCCATTCGCCACCGCAAGACCAACGTCGAAACTGTTTTCGTGGTCAAGGAACACGGCCAGACCATCCTGTTTCTGTGCTGACACCATCGCAGCCGTCGCCAAAAAGGTTTTACCGGCGCTTGGTGGACCGAAGACTTCAACGATACGCCCACACGGAAAACCACCGTCATAACGTCCGGAAATGGCTTTGTTCAGTGGAGGGAAACCGGAGTCAATCCAGTGGGAGACCTTCTGGATCTCGTCATTGCTGCCGATTTTCTTTTTCAGCGCCAGTGCCAGTGCGGATTTGCCTTTTGCCATGATTAGGCTCCTTTTGATTCGTTGATTCGCTTTGAAGCAGCGGCTTCGTCAAACTTGATTGCGTCGTGGTTCAGGTGTTTGGCTACGCGAGCGATGATCTTCACGACCTGCTCGCTGACCATCGCGAACTCACGCTCAGTAGCAGAAATGCCAGCAGCGCCCAGAATGTTCGGCAGTGCCACCACAGCGTGCTCGCCGTGGCAGAAGACAATCTCTTTAGCCAGCATGGTTGGCGTAGTTGCCCCGCCATTAATGATGGATTTCAACATCAGCAGTACCTCTCAAACGGCAGAACAAACACTTCCAGATCTTCCAGAAACGACCGGAAATTCAGCTCGTAACACATCTGTTCGAAGGCATTCATGTCGCGTGCGCCTTTAATCGACTCGATTTCGCTGGGTGGGAATTTTGTGTCGATAAGGTTCATCAGCATCATGTTGCGCTTAAAGGCTTCGAGCATCCGGCAGCCCGTCTTCTCGTTGAAGGCGTTCTTTGCCAGCTTGTTGAATGCCGTCTTATAGCGACCTTTGTTGATGACAATGGAGCCATCGTTAATGCCGCGTACCATTGCGGCCACGCTTCCCCATTCATGAAGCAGCTCTTTCGCGCCACCATCACCAATGCCACCGACGCCTTTGATGTTGTCCGAGTTGTCGCCCTGCAACGCTTTCGCTTCCAGAAACGCGCGTGGCGTTGGCAGACCGGTCAGCTCTGCGAACTGTTCGAAGTTCACCTGCTTGTGCTTGGCATCTTCACGCAGGCTTACCCAGCTAACGTTCTCGCGAACCAGCTGGAGCCAGTCGCCATCACCCGTCAGCAGGTAGATATGTTCAACGGTCGGCTGCGGAGCCAGGCGAGAGACCAGCATTCCAGCCAGGTCGTCCGCTTCTGCATCCTTTGCAATGAGTTGGTTAACGCCCAGCGCGGTCATCATTTTCAAGATGTACGGCTTCTGGATGGCAAAGCCTTCTTTCATCTTCTTCATATCCGGGTCGTCGTCGCGGTTCGCTTTGTACTCCGGGTAGAAGTCGCGACGTTTGTCGCTGAATCCATCCCACAAGATCATTGGCCGGGCATGGAGAATTGAGGCGTAACGACGAACGTTCTTCACGAAGCCAAATGCGGCCTGAACTTCCATCTCGCCGTTGTGTAATTTGTCGGATTGCTGGTGGTAATAGCCCAGGCTGTTACCGTCCACAAAGAGATAATTCACCGGTACACTCCTTCCAAAAAGTAAGGCGTCCGTAGACGCCTTACTGGTCACGTTATGGGATTACAGAGCGTCCAGTTCAGCCAGCAGGTCATCGAGACCTTCGTCAGCTGGTGCAGATGCAGCGGCAGCAGATGCTGAAGCACTTGCAGCTGCGGCGGCTTCCGGAGCTTTAACTTCTTCCGGTTTAGTTTCCGGTTTGAACTCAGCTTCAGCGGCACGCAGGATCTCTTCATCAACCAGGCTGGTGGACTCTGGAGCCGGAGTGTGTGCTGTAGCGACAGCAGCTGCACCTTCCGTATGACCAGTGATAGAGCCAAAGCCTGGCAGTTCAGCAGCGGCTGATTTTGCAGCGGAAGAAATGGCCGGAGACGACATTGTTGCTGCCGGAGCCGCGATACCAATCAGACGACCCATAGTGCGAGCTGTAGACAGCAGACGGGTTTCGTCAGCCTGGTTCGCGTATGCGATCAGATCGTGTTGAGTAGTCCATAGCTTCTCAGGAATGTCGCCTTTGTAGACTTTACGTTTCGGGGATACGTCGTACTTGGTGTCACGACCGGAACCGGTACGCTTAATCAGGAACGCATAGCCTTCTTCTTTGCTCAGTGGGTTGCCGATATCATCAGCAATATCTTCGGACATCACTTTGCAGATATCGTCGAAGACCGTAGACGGCAGCTCAATCAGCTGGCACTTCTCTGCGTCCGCAAAGTCTTCACGCGCAGACAAAACACCGTTGACCAGATAACGCGGTGTAGCACGCATACTGTTAATGCGCTCTTCCATCGCTTTGTTGCCCTTAAAGCGAGCACGACCTTCCATAACCATCTCACACAGCTGGCAAGCGTGGCCGTGGGTGTGCTGTTCGCAGATGTAGGCGGTGGTTACATCTTTGCCTTCCTCATTCTGATGCTTAACGTAGTGCATACCGAAAGTCTGGAAGAACACGCCATTCGGGTCGTCCTTGTTCGGAAAAATGCGCAGATAGTTATTGCCGTCTTTCAGACGGGTCAAATCAACGTTATTGCCACGTTTAGAAGCAATATCGCCACGGGTCTTGTTAAGCAGATCAAGTAATGACTTAGACATGTATTTCTCCTTGTTGTGATTGTGGCCATTGGCGCTATGCGCGTTGGGCGTTCGTTTATTCGTGGCTCTTTCGAGTGAGAAGAATGATAGATCAGTACTTACTTATGATCTAGCATAAATTAACGGGGGGAGTGGAAACGTTCGGCGCCCAAACGTTCAATCTCCACGATAGCCATTTTGGACGCCTGGACAATCATGTCGCGGCGGTGAGAGAAGGCGGCTACAGCGTGCTTGTACAGATCTGCAATGTGTCGGGCATCGTCGAGTTTCTGGCGCTTTGCGAGATATTGCGGGTTGGTTCTAACCTTCGCCTCCAGTACGGATTCATTGAACTTGATGCCGTTCATGCTCAGGTTCTTACGCTCATTGTCGTAGATTTTTGCCTCAATCGCATCGAGGGAGAGTTTTGCATCCGCGACCTCACGCTCTGCCCGCGCCAGCTCAGAGCCATACTCCATCAACAGGCGCGGTTGCTGACGCCAGACTTCCTCCAGATTGTCGCGGTCGAATTCAAGATCGGACATGATTTTTTCGTAGATATCTGTACTCATTTTGATAGGTTCCTGCTTACTTTCATGTATCTGATTGTATCAAATAAAAAGAGATTTACTGCTATGATTGGCGGTAGACAGTATGGAGGCTAAAGAGCAGAATCAGGGTATAGAGCGAACAGAACAAAGTGAGAATGAAATCAATGAATAAAGCTAAAAATCAGGCAAAAGCAGAAAAGCCTGTGCCGACTAAAAAACTGTCCCCACCCCCAAAAGTTAAGACTGCGAGGTCAGAAGCAGAAAAAAATAAAACTGAAGGCATGACATATCCGAAGACCAGTGCAGAAGGACACGCTGGTGAGTACTTATTTGCTTATTGGATTTCCCGTTATTTCAAATGGCCTTGTCGACTGCTGGATATTGATATGGGGTTGGATGCACAGGTTGAAATCTATGAAAATGAACTTTCTACCGGTATGTTTATTGGCGTTCAGGTAAAAACCACCTCACGCACAATGAGTAGTAGTCTAGGAGTACAGATCCCCTATAAAAATTTAAAGTATTGGGGGGAATGCGATTTCCCTATAGTGATCGTTTTAATTTGTCTAAACGAAGATAATAAGCTTGAAGAACCAGATATTTACTGGCGGCATTTAGACAAACAAACCATCGCATCATTATTAGGTACTGCTGGTGATAATGACACCGGAAGCACAGCAGTGTCATTTAACGAAGACCAGTATCTGAAATCTCCAAGGGATAGAGAGAAATGGCTTAGATTATGGCTATCTAGTGAAGATCTGAAGATCATTAAACGATGCGAAGGTATTGAGAGAAGAATTACTTCATTAGGGGGATTCTTTGAAGAAACAATTGTGGACGGGAATTTAAAACAGGGACTACCAACTTTCGATTTTTTTCGTGATTTAAACGATTTGTTGGACTCATATGATGAGGTGGAATTGGCTATTAGAGGTAACAATCGACTAGAGTATCTATCAGAGGAAGTTAAATCACTTAAAAAATGTCATGAGCGCTATATGCCTAAAATTATGTATGCCTTTGAACAGGCGTGCGAATCAAATAGTGTCATGATGAGTGATTTCGATCCGTATTCCCCTATAAATAACAAACTCCATCCTATACTAGTTAAAAATAGAATTCGTTAACTAAAAGGCCCGTTATATAACGGGCCTGTTTATTATATTAAGCGACCTTCTTACCAAAAATGTTGGATAGGGTGACTCTGGTCTGGCGTTTCAGCCTGTACTGTCTCACATCGCCAATCTTGTTCACTTCCATAAACTCTTTGGCCACCTTCAGTACCAGCCGATTGCGGAACACTTTGAACGCCTCCAACTGTTCCTCTGGGTTATCCGATTCGTAGATCTCCAGCAGATACTGGCACGCCTTCGGATCTTGCGTTTTAAGCGCCAGCGCTCTGGCACATTTGCGCAGACGACTGACTTTATCGGCACCATCCAGCCCTGCGAACGCCAGCGCCAGATCTAACGTGACCGGGCAGTCGATGATTTCCCAGAACTGCGACCGCATGGTGGCCGCAACTGCTTTATCCTGAAAATCCGCTGGGATAGCTGCCAGCGCTTGTGCAATCTTCTGTGCCTCGTTCATGGTGTTCTCTTTGTTCATTTACTAATAGTCTCCGCTACCTCTGCCAGAATTGCTTCCAGCTTTTCGCCTTCCTCTGGGCGAAAGTACAAAATGTTCGGGTTAAATCCGTAGAAAACGGTCACATCCAGCTCCGGCAGATACTCTTTGCGCCCAATCAGGTCGGATGGTTTGCTTTTGTTGTTGAAGAGCGAGGTCGCCCGGCTGCCACACGTCAGCACATAGGTCGGACGCACCAGATTGATCTCTTCACGCATAAAGTCTGTGAACTGGCCGATCTCGTCTTTGGTGTAGTCCTTCTCTTTGTCCTTCACCTTTTTGCACACGCCGGTGACGTAGAGATCGCCCATGCGCAGATCGCCTGCAGTAAGCAATTGCGCCTTAAAGTCGTCGTAGCCGTTCTCCATGAAGTAACCGGTACGCCCATCATTGCCGTTCGCATTGTCCAGAATGACCATTAATTTCGGCTTAATGCCAATGCTCGGACGTATCAGGTCGTCTCCCAGACCCATTTCGGCCGCCATGCGAGTCATCAGTACATTCACTTCGGCAGAGCGCTTAGGGTTCATCTCGAATGGTCGAGAGGCTTTTACAGCGTCGATCACCAGATTGCCCATCAGCTCTGCCTGGTCGCGCAGACGTTCCGTATCTGTCGCTGGCAGACTGCCAGGCTCAATCGATGCGAACGCACCTACTTTTTGCAGTGACTCTCGTACCCGGCTGTTACATGCACGCTTCTCGACCGCTTCCTCGAATTGCGCCAGCGATTCGAATTTTCCGCCAACTTTCTCACGTGCTCTCATGATGGCCTGGCATCCGTTCTCAGAGCAGCCTTTCACAGCAGAGAATGGCGCATACAGAACCTGGCTGCCGTCTTCCAGCGTGCGGATCTCAATTCGGTTAGATGACACGTTAACGTCTGGTGGCAATACACGAATGCCATAGGTTAGCGCATCCTTAACCAGCCCCTGGTGCTTATCCTCGCCCAGAATGGTGAGCGCAGCGGCGAAGAACTCAGCAGGGTAATGTGTCTTTATCTGGACACGCCAGACAAGCCCGGCCAGTTCCAGACGCTGCGATAAGAGAGCCGAAACATCCTTTACGCACGATTAACCGAAGATCTTCTGAACCACTTCACGCGCTGCCTGTGCAGACGTGGATGGAAGTTTATTGATAAACGACTTTTCGATGCCGGCAGAGAAATCACCGCGCATCATTCCGATTTTTGCGGACAGCAGCAGCTCGCGAGGGCCGATTGGCTGGCTGATCAGATGCTGTTCATAACCTTCACGGACAAGGTTCGCGAATTTCACCATCTTCTCGGCGTATTCGCGGATGACGCCAGCCTCAGCCAGCATGTTGACTTCAGCCTTAGTGCTCATGTACTTCACGTTCGAAACAATACCGAAGCGCGAGAAGTTCGCCGCGTTCTGGATGTTCGTACCTTGATAGAGACCCGTTTCGTCGCCAGAGCCGTTAGTGTTGCCAGTGCCAATGAAGGCAAAGCGTTTATGCGGAGTGATACGGCGCCAGTCCGGAGTTGCCTCTTTGATGATCAGCGGTTCTCCTTCAAGAACTGGCTGGTACACACCCAGAATCTGCGGGAACGCGAAGTCATATTCATCAGCGAGGTACACCCAGCCATTTTTCATCGCCAGCGCCAGCAAACCCGGCTCGAAGTAGGTGGAGCCATCGCGAGCGAGGATCTGGCCTGTAACGTGTGCCTCTTCCATAGACGCCGTATGCTGGGCGCGGATCAGTGGTCGATTCAGCAGGGCGCATAGCTGCGTAGGCAACGAGGATTTACCGGTTCCTGCGTGACCCCAGAGATAGCCTGGGATTCCGATTTCCAGCATCATGAAGATGTCTTTAATCAGGTCGAAGTCGCCATACACATAGTTCTTCTTCGCTTCCGGTACGAACTCCGGATATGGCGTGTTGACGTTGACTGTCACCTGTAGTGGCTTTCCGCGTGGCGTTCCCAGCTCTTTGATCGTTACGCCAAGCAGCTCGTGCGCGGCCACCAGTTCGGTCTTGTATTCGACCGTTCCTGCGTAGCCCGGATGTGCGCTAATCTCCGCTACTTCTCCTTCGCCTGAATGTTTTTCGGCACGCTTCTCATTGAGTTTGGCCAGTGCCGTGCGAGAGATCGTTGGTTCATCCGGAAACGCAGAGGTGTACATTTTCACCACTTCGTCCACGTCCAGACCCTTTGCGGACTCAGGAATGTTCTCGCAACGGCCCATAGAGATATGGGATTTCAGGTAATGAAAGGATTTGCCACACCACTTGCAGACGATGGCTTCCGGCAAATGTTCTTCTTGCTGTAGTGCAGTAGCGGTCATGTGTTTTTCCTTACTGTTTGTCGTTCGTGGGGTATATCTTATATAAATATATTAGGCTGCATAGTAAGTGATTACTTATTTTTACGGGTAAAAATATTACCAAAGAATGATACGAGCTAGCTCAGTGACGACTGACGGCCCTAACTCTTCTACGCTGTTTACCAGTGCGTAATTTTTGTAGTAACGCCGTGGTGCGTCGGTCAGAACGCCGATAGCCATCAAATCGATGTCACTTAACGTCTCAATTTCTTTGGTGATGGTTCGCAAATGCTGATGGAACCCATCGCCTGCAGCACATGGCGCCCCGTCGCTCATAACCAGCATGATCTTCTTGTCCTCCATTCGCCCTGCAAACAGAGTCGCCAGCTGCGCGACGCTCTCACCATCGACGTTATTGAGCTGGGGGAACGTCTCACACACGCAGCCCATCCGGGCGCGGATCTCTGGAGAGTTAGCTTTCTCATTCCAGTTTTTGATAATGGGCAGCATGAGCGCCTCGAAACGTGTAAACCCGCGCTTCGACATGGTTTCATAATCAGGGCTACCAAACGTGGTAAAGCCGGTGATGATGTTAGGCACATTGATACGATCTAGAGCATCCGCAATGGTGTAGGCGCTGGCGAGCGCCAGTTGAATCTTCCTGCCACCCATTGAGCCGGACAAGTCGATCACCTGCTGGACGCACGCGTTCACCGCTCTGTGGTCTTCTTTCTTGCGGAACACTCGGTCGTCGTTCATTGCCAGACGATACAGGTTCGCGCCATGTATCCGCCCACGTCTCTGGCCTGGGATAAACTGAACTCGGTTGCGGCTGGCGATGGCTCGCTCCAGGTCTTTGGCCAGAGTCGAAGAAACGCCTGCTGACAGATGTTTTTCGATTTTCAGTTCAAATAGCTTTCTACCTTCCGGAACCATGCGGTAGCGATCGACCGGTGAGTGCATTGGGATTGCGCCGAACGTCTTTCTGGTGCGTTTTACATGCTCTTCAGCCTCATCAATCAACCCGATAAAGTCGTATGAACGATCGTATGGGCGATACTCAGAAAGTGAGGTGCTCATAAGCTCTTTGCTGATGGTGGCCGACAGTGCGTCTTCGGTCATTTCGCCTGTTCCTTCTTCCATCTCGTCGAGCGCGTTGAGTGCGTCCTCCAGAGTCATTTCATCCGGAGCAGGAACAAAGCCTGACTCACTGTCTTCAGGCGCTTCCGCAGCATCCTCATTTTCTTTGCCTTCGCCGTCTGTGTGATCGGCGGCGTCATCTTCCTCTTCGCCTTCTCCTTCGGACTCCCCATGACCGGCATCGGAGTCTTCGCCGTCATCACTATCACTATCACCAGCGGCTCCAGAGCCATAACCATCGGAGTCATCGGCGTCTTCGCGAATGCCATCACCAGGTGTTGGAGAGCCAGTGTCATCACTACCACCTTCGTCATCAGAATCACCTGATTCCATGTCGGCATCATCGGATTCTGGGGTGTCTCCTGATTCCTCTTCGCCTGCTTCTGTATATTTACTTTCTGTATCACTAATTTCTTTATCTTCTGTAGGTAAGTCCTTATCTACTGATTCGGGCAAATCAGAATCCCCAGACTCTTCCTCTTCTGAGGCATCATCTTCTTGCTCTTCCTTGTCGTCGTCTTCGCCTTCGCCTTTGGTGCGCTTTGGTGCTGATTCACTATGAGTCGGTTCGTCACCGGCTTCTGGGGTGTCCTCACTCTTCGACGGCTTCCTAGCAGAAGATTTAAGCTCTGGTAATTTGCCCTCTGGCTTGTCTTTCATATCCTGCATGATTTGGGCGATAGCAGCTGCGACCTTCACGCAGTCTTCTGTGTTCGACATATTGCGAACGGCCACGTCGATACCATGCTCTTTGAGCAAGGCTACAGGCTTCTCGATGAGGTGCCAGTGTTCTTCCATAAAGTCGATGAAAGGGCTTTGGCCATCCCAGGCGCGGACGACAGGGCAAAGGAAGAATTTCAGGAACAATTCACGCTGGTTGCCGTGGCAGATTGAAACCGCCTCTGACACTTTGCCCTTGAAGTATTTGTCGATCACCAGGTTCTGTGTGGCCAGCAAATTGCGACGGGTTCCGTTGAATACCTGTCCTATTCTGCGTTCAATAAAAACGTCTTCCAGCGCGTTCCAAAGCCCGGTAGACGGAGCCTTTCCTCTCTCGCGCATTTTCATTGCGACTTTCGGATCAGTAAAGAGGATATGGGCTACCTCATGGTCGAGAAAACCACGTACTGCGTTCATGAGGGTTGGCGACGCGTCGTCCGGTATAGATGGGATGTTTACCAGCACTGGTTCGCCGCGGCGGTTGTAGCGGACATATGCTTCATTGCCTCGCTCTGCAACAGGTATCTGTTTGCCTGATAGCATCGCTACAACTCGTTTTACGCAGTCGCGGAAGTCCTGTACCTCTTTCAGCACAGATCTGGTCATGGCTTTGGACATGAAAATTTCCTTGTTATTAAAACAATTTGTTTTCTGATGTGCGTAATTTATCACTGTACGAACAGGCGACTAAGCTGTTCGTACAGGCTTCTATCGGCAGAAATGTGTGTTAAATGGTTCTCACGGCAAGGGAGCCGCAACCAGTATTGATGAGAGTGAAATGTTTATTTTTTAGCTCAAAAGTGAAAACCGTCGTATCAACCATCTCCACGGGAAACTCTTCAGATTCTAGCTCTGTCAGGATCGTCGCAACGCCATCCAGTCCAATCGCATATGCGTGCCCAACCTCAAGGGCGGTCAATTTAGAAGTTATATTTTTCATTTCATATCATCCAACTGAACACATTTGAAAGTTCGGCAATACTACTACCTATTGTATCAATATGGAATGCACATATATCAGATGCGTCTTACTTTTTTCTGTAAGCGAATAGTGAATAATTGCCTAAAAACCATAGTATAATGGCGATATTCCGGGGTTTTGTGCCTATCGAAATTAAATAGATAAGTCTTTACAACTCTGGCCTTTGCTGTAATATCAGTAAGCACTTACCAGAGATAAACAAAACACGCAAGGTTCACTACATGGCTACCAACGAAACAGATATCAAACAAGGTCGCTACGCAGCTTACATTAACTCTTTAATCACAATCTCGCCGAAAAGTCAGGCTACTATCGCGAAAGAAGTGGGCTATAAAAACGCCAATAACCTGTCTCTTATCAAAAGCGGCAAAATCCCACTTCCAGTAGATAAGGTTCGAGCTTTGGCCGAAGCGCTGGATGCAGATCCGGTTCGACTGATGCTGATGGTTCTGGAAGAACGTCATCCTGAGCTGCTTGAGTTTTTTCGCGAAGAGGGCACTGCACCTCTCTCCGCTGATGAAAAACTCGTCCTAGAAGCGTTCCGTAACCGTTTTAACGGTCAACAGGGTGCGTCAGAAAAGGTGGTAGAGGCCATCAAGTCACTGTGAGAAATTTACACGAATAAGTTCGGTGGCTAGACGATCTCCCTTGAATTTGTGGTCTATCTCGTCTAAGTCTGTTTGATTAACGATAGATGCGATGTACGTCGAGAAGTTGTTCAAGGCGTCTCGCATCTCATCCATATAATCGTGGCGATCATAGACGCGATCTATCCCTTCAAGACTGTGGTTCATAATCTTACGGGCCACCTCCTGATTAATCCCCAGAGCAGGGAAATAACTACGCGCTGTACGTCTCAGATCGCGTGGGGTGAATGACTCAACCTCCATCAACTCAGGTCGTTCCAGTATCCTTCTCAGTGCCTGGGCAATGGCCACCTTAGACATTGGCGTATCCACGCCCTTCTTCTTATTCGAAGGAACGAGCCACTGACTGCCTTTCCCGTACTCGAACAACTCTTCTACGCATTGACGCATCAATGGACTTAACGGCAGTGCGTGCTGTCTGGCCGATTTGTTTCTCGTACCTTGATTCCATATATCACGTTGAAGGTTGAACTCATCCTTTCTGGCCCGGAGCACTTCATCGGGTCGTCTGGCAGCGACAAGACAGAGCCTGGCCGCCCACTTTGTACCTTCGCACACGTTGAAGTAATCCCAGACGTTCCAGAACACCCAGACCTCGGCGTCGGTAAGCTTACGTTCGCGTGGTTCTGGCTTCGCGCCACCGGCAACTCTATTGAGCGACATATCATTCAACGGCGATGTATCAATCAGCCCCTGAAAGGCGCACCAACTCAGGAACTGTTTCATCAGGGAGAACACGCGTCTGCCCTGGACGATCTTGCCTTCCAGTATCAGTGGGTTCACCAGTTGGTTAACCAAGAGCCTACTTATATCACTTACCTTTACTTCAGAGATACGCGGCATTACATGTATCAATACACAATGAACGGCTATTTCAGGTCTACGTCTCGTTATCAGTAAAGATAAGCGAGTGAATAACATGAAGGCGGAAGAAAACGACATGTCTCCGTCGAAATTGGCGGTCGACACTGCCGACAAACCGGAAGTGCGTTCGAGGTACTCGATGGCTTCCCGAGAGGTGTTTTCAGCTGCGCGTGCTTTATCAAAGGTATTTTTCATCATCCACTCACTGAGCGAAGCCTTTTTCTGTATACATCATCAGCAAATCAGGCGTAATTTTTATTGGATTGACACCAAAATAGCCGTTTTTGACTAATGATTCCATACCTATTAAGTATGGAATCATTAGAGGTCGATTTCTTTAAATCTGAAGATGTTGGGAGTATCGTTTTAGCCAGACCTCAAAAGAGGCATAACCATGCATATGAACGTGGGTTAGGGTACAATACGCCGACTTATAGTAATAATAAGGGATTCAAGGTAGATGCACTCGCATAAGTTAGTAACCCCAGGCTTGGCTTCGCTTCCTGGCGGTCTGTCCTACCTAGATATAGAGTTTGTTTTTTCAGGCAATGAAGCTCGTAAAGCTCAGTACCGTTTAGTCTTCTGCCCACCTTCATTAGATCCTGTTGCCGCGGAAACCATGCACGGTATGTTGGGAGCCGATGTTTATACGTTATGTGTATCCGTTGTTAGCTTTGTCGACATGGTTCAACTTGACAGGGAGCAGGAACAATTACAGAATCCATTTGTTGGCGAAGAACCAATTAACGTGTTTGCAAAACCCGAAGGTTCTTTTAGTCTTACTCTGAGTGAGCTACAGTATCTTTACGGTACATTAGTTGACTTCATGATCAAAGTTGCCGACAATGAAGGTATACAAATTTTGTTCTTTGCAGCAGAACGCGAAGAATTGATAGCCACATACGAAAGATATGTGAAGAGGCTTACACGAGAACGTGGCCTAACTTACTCAAATGACGGAGCTTCCTATGCGATACGAACACAACACTACTCAGAACAAGGGTAAGATTGATTTCAAAGCGATCCATGCTAGCAAAGTCGAAATGATGAAACAGTTCATGACCGCTAAAGCTGAAGCTGAACGCAAGGGTGAAGTGGTCTTTAAACCACTGTAATCATTCGCTAGCAGTTATGAAAAGGCCCATTTGGGCCTTTTTTGTTTTATAGCGTACTCACCAACGCCGCAAACTCCGTATAACCCCCGATATGCTCACCATTTACTAACACCTGCGGTATGGTCTCCACCGGCTTGCCAACCAAGTCGCTCAACTTCTCTTTGTCGATCCCGGCAGACACAATATCGATGTATTCATAATCGCCAAAGTCGTGGCCGTGCAGCTGCTTCGCCAGCTCGACCGCACGTTTACAGTATGAGCAATTATCGCGTCCGTAGATAACGACCTTCATCACTTCACCTCGTACAGCTGCTGCTTGAGAAAATAGCCTTCCAGTGACCAGATTATTGGCTTTCCCTTACTGATAGGCTTCCAGTGCAACTTTGCATAGTTCAGAACGCACGCAGTCTTCGGTCGCAGACTCAATAAGGCCAACATGGGAGGAAGGTTTAAAACGCTCCAGTGCATCTTCCAGACCAGACTTAACATTGGCTGGCAGGTCGCATTGCGTCACATCCCCGTTAACAATGACGGTTACGTTCTCACCCATACGGGTCAGGAACATTTTCATTTGTGACGCCGTAACGTTTTGCGCCTCATCAAGAATGACTACAGCGTTCTCGAACGTGCGTCCACGCATGTAAGCGAAGGGGGCAATCTCTACTTTGGCCACCTCTGGCTTTAAGCAATATTCAAGGAACGAGCCACCCAAACGCTTCTGTAGCACGTCATAGACGGGCCGGAAGAACGGAGCGAACTTCTCGCTCATGTCGCCCGGAAGGAAGCCCAGATCTTCTTCTGCTTGCAATACCGGACGCGTCACGATGATCTTCCCGACTTCCTTATCCAGCAGACGCTGCGCTGCGACGGCAGCAGCCAGGTAGGTCTTGCCGCAACCGGCTTCACCAGTGGCGAACGTCAGAGGTTTGGTATCGAGGGAGATAAGATAGTGGGCCTGAGCCTCGTTACGCGCTTCGATGGGGGAGTTGTCGCGTTTAGGTTTTGGTGGCAGAGCAGGGGCGGCAGCCAGCTCGTCAACGATGATTGTGTCAATTTCGTAGCCGTGGATGCGTTCAGTGCCTGACGAGCTGCGCGACGCGCCTGTTTACGTTTGTTTCCCATATTGAGTCCTTTCAAGTGAGTAACTGAAAGAACTATACCCCACAAGTGATAGGTAAGTCATTACCTATCACTTGTTTTTATAAGACCCTCATAATGAGAACTGAGGGTCATTGGATGTGCAGTTACTCTAGTCTGGCGCGAACATCCAACAGTTTTCGTGCTGTTAGGCAGATATCTCGTGCAAGATCACGAGTGTCTTCTATGTACTGATAGTAGCGCTCTAACTCTCCCGGAGCCTCGCGGCGGACTTGGGAAATATCGATGTAGTTCAGACCGGCACAAAATCTTTTGAACAACCGAAAAAAGTTATCTACCTTTTGGTTCAGTTCTAATCTGATTTGCTCTAAAAATCGGTCATTAAATGAAGAAAACGGGTTACTTACCGTGCTCTCAATCCAGTCAAGAGGGTATATAACAGCCTCTGGGATAACTGCTCTGAAAGGTTCATTTTCCAATGTCCACAGATAGTTAAAATTCAACTTATCGGTGAATTGTTTAAGAATGCCTATGTCCCTATCACTGTACTGAGGTTGAGTGAGCTGCTGGGATATTCTTTGTAATTCGGCTTGTTTCGCCTCAGCAATCTCCTTCCAATTTTTCAACTGTTCAACAGAATAGGAATGGTGGTCATTGTCGATAAGCCCGGCATGGTATGCACACATCCAGATGCCATTAGAGATGCTTTTTCTCTCTTCAGATGTCATGTTTGGGTCGTATCGTGGCCCTCCAGCAGCTGCAGCGGTAATATGTGCCGCTTCGCCACTGTTTACGCTTCCCATAGGGTTTAAACCGTCAGGGCCAATCGTGACCTGATTACATGGCTGGTATGAGCATCGATGCCCGGCTCTATTCGCCAGAATTTTTTTTACTTGAGCATTAAAGTCGTCTCTGCTGCTTCCCACATTAACCTCGCTGTGCAAATGATTTTAGGCTCGTCATAAATTTCATTTGTCTTGTTCCAGACGTGCCATTTTTAAGTGTTTATCAGTGAAGGTCAGAATAGTGACACCTTCATCTTTATTCATGAAACCGGCACCGTTTATCATCATGATCAGGCGCTCTTTGCCGCGGAATACCTCATAATACTTACCCGCTGCACATGACATTGTCTTGGCGCATTCCAATCCATTCAAGGTTGTTTCATCAAATACCTGATCTTTAGTGGCAACCGGCTTCCCGTATTCTTTCGTAAGCATTTCGTCGAGCTGCATAAAGGTATATTTGCCGACGTTAGTCGTCATGCTCGACTCAACTTTGCCGTCAATTAATCCACCAGTGGTATGTGGCTCCTTGCCTTCAGCCGCAGTTTTATCGAACAGAGCGAAGGCTTCGATATTTGGGGTTCGTTTTTCAAAATGGGTTTTGTACTGGCTCTCAAGGGAGTTTTTGTCTTGGCCTATCAGTGTAATTTTATCTACTTCAGACTCGTTACATCCCGTTAGAGCGAGCGCGATCACCAGAGAGGCGAGAATATTGAGGTTGCGCTCTTTCATTGGTTTATCTCCATGCTTTACTGCCACATCCTATCACCCACATGCAGGTAGTCTAATGCTACCGTCGCTAAATGAAGGCCCAAAGGTGGTAAAACCATACGTGGAAATATTCTGGAGTCAACCCAGCAAAAAAGGGGCCTAAGCCCCTTTGATTTTTGCGCTAAAAAAGTGTTGCTACGATGCTAAGAAACAATGGTTAAGAACGTCTGCCGTGTCTATCACAGCGCTGAACGGTCTGGCGACATTTGCGGAGTCTTTCCGTTCGGACGGTGGTGGCGAACTCCAAACCGTTCAGCGCTGTGTTGGCGATGGTGGGTGGACTCGAACCACCGACCAGTTGATTAACAGTCAACAGCTCTACCACTGAGCTACACCATCCTTTTCGCGGCGGTACTTGTTCATGGACAACCAAGTAACCAAGAACTTTCCCGCAACTTGCACTTTACGTTAGTGCCAGACGAGGCTTGTGGCTCGCTCACATAGAGCAAAGATCTGGAATCTTTCTCGGCGGTTGATGGCCGCCAGATTCTTCGATCTTATTAGATGTATGGAATCATCCATGTTGTGAAACCAGGGGCGATATAGGCAACAATGATTTCACCAGAGGGTTAACGAATCCTGCTTTCACAACGTTGAGGCCACTGAGCCGATTTATGTTCGCCCCAACATATTGATCAGTCACTACAGCTCTGTGGAATCACCTGTATGATTAAAAGAAAAACAGTGACCTCAACGTTGTGCGCTGGCTAACCAAGCCAGCCGGGTTACGTCGCCGCTTTTAACCCAAGATTAAACGACATAAGTAATGGAAATGACGTAACAGGATGGACGGTCAGCTGGCTGAAACCGGGATGATGGAATGGAATGAGGAAACCAACCGCCCATCCTGTTACTTCATCGAATAGGGCATGGGTGGTGCAACATGCCCTATCCTGCGTTCTGCAATCACACTCGCTCAGTGTGTCCCATTTCGGTGACGAGGCTGGAAACTGACCTCGCTGGTGTTTGGCTTCTTAGGCTACTGCCAGGTACGAATCTTCGTTTGCAGTTATATTTAACGTTCAAACAGTCGCGTCTCAACGAAAACAAATGAATCTTATAATAAATAAATAAGTAAGTACTTATTTATCTGTAACTCGTTCAGTTGCTATCTTTTTGTTCAAGCTCCCCTTCTGTTCCGGCGTTCTCGTGATGATCGCGGTAAAACGCTTCGCTTGAATAGTGATAGTTTCGTTCTCCTTGAGTTAGCCGTAGTGAGTCTCCAGCAGAGAACCCAGGCGCCACAGACCGTCGTCTATGCGTTTATGGCTGGCAAATCTGATCAGCAGTAGCTTTACGATTAACTGACCAATGTAAAAGGCATATCCGAAGCCGGCCGCCACAAGGTAGGTTGCCAGCCACCAGTCGAAAGAGGTCAAATTACTCATTTCCGCACTCCCGTCTCGTGAACAACCCGATATCTACGCTCGCTCAATAAACTCATTGCTTCAGGTCTCATTTATGAGGCTATCAACACTCACACAGAGCAGAATCGACTATTTCGCTTTACTGAAGAGTTAGAGACTCTTTTAGGGTTTCTCTTCCACAGTGATGATATGTTGCCAGCAAGTCTGGGTATGGAAACAAAAAAACGCTATGACGTTATTCTTATTGAAAAAGATGAGCCTTTTGATGAATTTTGCCGTAAACGCGTTTATTGTGAATTGGAGGCTAGCGGTTATAGTGTCCATGTCGCGAAAAACGAAAATGCCATATCAGACATAATTGCAAGCTGCTACGTTTCAACCAGAACAGGAAATGGGCTGGACGACACCCCTTATGGAGTTATTGAGTTATTTGAGCATTCAAACAAAAGCAGTGACGGCTTCAAAGGCTATCGTCACTCTGAAACATTTGATCCAAATAACTTAAAATTTACCAGTGATGGTTCAATTGATTCGGAGGAACTTGCTACCGCTATCGATAGGATAGTCGCTTACGTCCGTCACCTACTACCGACTTCGATTTAATCTACTTCATCGCCTTAATACCCAGCACCTTACTTTGCAGTTCAAGCTGTCTAGTGTATGGTTTCGCGCGATAATAGGCTTTGAGGATCTGTTCTGGTGTCGCGTCGCCCGGATCGAGACCTTCTTCGCCCAGACAGGCCACTTTGACATTCAGTCCGATGCTGGTGAGTCGTTTGGCCGCCGACATGGTGCTGCGGATCGCTTGCTTTTCGCTGTCCCACATCATTATTACGTTGCGTAAACCTCGTGCCTTTAGCGTCAGGAACGCGCCCAACTGATCTTCAGCGTCCTCATTCATATTTCCGGACAAGTGCATCCCGAACGTGCCAATTGGCTCTACATAATCCCGCAGCGACTCTTCGTCGAAGATGGCTCGCTTCACGCCCATTACGTCAAATGCCCCTTCACACACAACGACCGTTTGTTTTCCGACTGCATTGTGGCCGTTGTAGAGAAACTTGCCCGACGCCGGCAGCTGCATGGGGAAGAGATAACGGCGTTCTGCTGCACCGGTAATGTCACGCCCCTGGAAGGTCTTCATCACGCCATCCAGATCATAAACCGGTATCAGGATGCGCATATCAAACACCTGCCCTTTGACCTGGTCTGTGTACGGATCGACGTATGCGTGCTTGCCTTCGACGCAGTAACGCAGATCAAAGTATTTGGCCAGCTCCGGGGAGATATGGCGATCCACCAGATAATCAGGAAGACGACCGTCAATGGGGAGTTCGTAATGTCGCGGGAGAGCTACTGGCCCTTCGAGTTCAACCTTACTGGCCAGCACGACCTCTTCCTTCTTCGGCGCCCATCCTTGTGAGATCAGCGCGTTCTGGACGTACTCTTCAAAATCACGACGGGATTTGCCGCTGTAGTGCTTGAGGAAGACCAGCTTGTTGAACTGAATCTCTTCGGGATGATCACCAGCAAAGCATTTGCCGACGCCATTGGTCAGGTTGAAATAAACCTTCCAGTTTGAGCTGCCACATACCGGGCACTCCTTGATATTCACCTCACGTCCACGAGTACTGACGCCACCACGACGGTAGATGATTCCTTCCATATCGAGCCATTGCTCAAAATCCAGCTCGGTCAGTAATTCTTTCAAGTCGCTCACGTTCTTAACCCTACTTTTTTCAGGTAATGTACTGATAATCCTCGGTATTTTAATACCATAAAGACTCGTGTGTTTTTTCTTTTGTGGCTTTGGCAAAAGAGAAAATTTGTTCTCTTATGGAGACCGGCGTGGAGAGCGTTTCCCCACGCCTTCTTTTTTTTAGAGGACGTCCATAATGCGTTCGATGAATCGCATTTGTTCGAGGTTCTGCTTAACGCGGATGCTTACTCCGCCTTTCTGGTTACGTGAACCAGCGAAGTACAGACGCGCTTCACCTTTCGCTTCTTCCTCTTCCGTTTTGTTGATAGTGATAACGAGGTCAGCGATACGCACCTTCTCGATGTTGTCCGCTGCGTGCATCATTGTGGCCACCTCTGAAGCGCCACCTTCCCTGTTAGTCTGCGATGCAGTGATGCCGGCAACGTTGTGTTTGTCGTACAGCGCACGCAGGTCAGTGTAGATGCTGCGAATGTTGGCGCGGTCGTCGCGGAGGTCGTAGCTGGCACGCATCAGATCGGCGTAGTCGACCACGACCATGTCGGGGATCATGCCATTGGCTTTCATGCTGCCCAACATACGATCCAGATCTGCAGGCGACATGCTTCCGGACGGTCGCTCAACAATCCACAAGCTCCCCACGCCTTTCGTCGCGCCCAGCTCCGCCAGTTTGCGATGGACGTCGTCGCGACGCTCCACCAGCTTGGACATTTCGGTCTCAGACAGACGGGCGTCAAAGCGATCTGACAGAATGGAGGTGTGAACTTCCAGCGACAGATACAGGACGTTGTTACCGGCAAGCGTGGCGTTGATGGAGAATTCACCCATCGCCGTCGATTTACCAGACTTCGCGAAGCCCATGAACAGCACCATTTCACGCTTTGCCCAGCCTTTCTGGTAAAGCAGCTTGTCGAGCAGCGGTAGACCCGTTGTGATGCTGTTTGGCACGTAATCGTCGGACGCTTCGTACTCACGCGCCTTGTAACGCTCTGCTGATTCAGAGAAGTAATCGTAGATGCCGGTCGCTTCGTTAGAGCCGATTTGCTGGACTTTGCCCATGATTGCCATTGCGCCCTGGAAATCGCCCTTCTCTTTCATCTCAGCCGCTTTAATCAGCGCGTCGTCGAACGCTACGCTTTTGGCAAACGTCGCGACCTGGTCGACCATGTACGCCGTATCTGACAGCTTCTCAGCGAGAATCCGCTTAAATGCCTCAACAACGTCAGGGAACAGCTCTTCGCGGATCGTCTTATCGCGCTTGGCGCGTTTGAGCATGTCGAGGATGGCCGACGATGATGGTGCGCTCTTATACATTCTGTAGTAGCCCGACACCATGTTCACCAGAATGGCGTTGGCCGCATTGGAGAACTGGTTTGGCGCAACCAGATCACCGGCGCGAGTCAGAAATTCATGGTCGCGACAGAAGTAGGCTGCGAGTCGATTCTGGAAGTCGTCGTCGAACTCTTCAGACAACCCTCGTCCTGTGTGGCAAAGTTCGGTCATGTGCTTTCCTTTGGTGCTTAAACAATTTGTTTTCTAATGCTAAAAAAGCCAAATAGGGGATCAACAAAATCGCCGAGCTTCTTCCAGTTCTTCCGGGAAGTGCGCGTAAATCACACGCTCAGGCACGATTTCCATCAACCAGACAGCGGAGAAGATAATGCGGACGCGTTTGTCTCGGGTAATGCCACGTAGACGCTCCAGAACCCACTCAAAATAGCGCTCTTGAATCGGGTCGTGTTGCATCTCTCCCAGATGCTTAAAACTCACCAGAGAGTCATCCAGACGGGTTACAGCGCGTTTGGCTAACTTCTCTTCAAATATCTCGATCAGCTCGGGCTGCCAGAGATGCTGGGGGCGCGGTAATTTATCCCACAGACGGCGTGCAGCTGCGGAAAGAACGGTAGAAATGAAGTAGTCATAAGAGCAGCAGTACTGGTCGGCAAACTGGCGTGCTTTCCAGAGAGACGTTTTGTTGGCCGTCGACAGCTCCTGATACGGCACACGTTTCAAACCGGTAGTGAATTGGGCCGTCTCATAGTGTTCGCGGCCATGCGACAGCATGATGTATGAGTACTGGCGCTTGTATGCCTCAGTGAAAAGGCATGTGGCCATAAGCGGGTGCATGTCGCGGTAATCAAACCACTTTGTCTCGAACAGCTCAGCCTCATCCTTGCAGCGTGACAGCCCAATATTCTCGGCCACCCACTTGTCCATGACTGTGGTGTCCCACTCGGTCATGAAGTCGTACTGGTCGTTGTTAATAGTGTTAAAGAAGATCTGGCTCATGTGCTCCGACCGATAGGTATTTACTTACTTATCATAATGGGCAAATCATAACGACTGGAGATGTTTTTTGGAAGTGGAAACGGAAGGGAATGTGTCTGGGAAGTTGGCATAGAAAAAGACCTGCTTCCGTATAAATAATAATAAGTAACTTAGTATTTATATACAGAAGCAGGTTCTTAATTGAAGCTGCCAGAACTAGTAACCTTGAAAAGAAAGGTTCTTGTCCAGCTCCACACGCTTCAGTTGGTACGAGTCAGTCGGGCAAAGCATTTTGTACACGGCCAGATTGCTGTCCAGCAGCTCGCGGGCAAATCTTTCCAGCTCTGGATAGGGTTTGCATCCAATAGAAATCTCTTTGATGAGCGAGGTGTCGAACTTCTTAAGCCCTGGCAGCTCAGAGATAATCCGGAACTCTTCTTCGTACTTCCAGCTCTCACCCTTGTGCAGAAAGATGGCCCTGACAATGTCGTACACATCAGCGGTATAGAAGTTCACTTCAGGCGGCGATTTCACGTACTCTACATCACCGTTTAACGCTGTGTGTCGGTCATCCAGCGCTTCCACAATAGCGTCATCAAACCCTATGCAAAATCCAGAGTGGGATCTGGCGTAATGCGACCACATCAGGTGATTAGTGTCAGTTCTGGTGAGGCATATCACACCGGTATTTAAAAGCAGATTTCCGCGCAGCATATAGGCGTCAAACTCTTCGGCGTTTTTGGTTCGCCCTCTTAACCAGTTCTCACCGTCATCGTCGCTTTTGCCGGGCCACATTTCATGATATCGAACACGCTTCTCCGGTATCGTGGCGTCAAAACTAAATTTGGCTTTGAATTCGGCAGGGTCATTGAAGTCGTGTGGCCGGGTGGCTCGGATGGTTCCATCTTCGATGAAAAATTTGAGAATTTTGATTAATTCGTTTGGGTCTTCATGCCCTACGTATTTGTATAGCATTTTTATCCACTATTTTATATTGAAACACAGAATGGCACACGTAATTATCTCAACCAATAAACAGGCCATTAAAAATATTAACAGCCTGTTCCAATAGCATTGGTTAAATTTACTTATCCGTAACTCTTTGTTCAACTTCCTTGACTTGGTTGTCAGTGAGATTCGCTATATGCTCACTCAATAACTTGTTAATCAAATACCGTTTTTGTTCATCCGACAAATCTAGACGCTTATCAATATGCCTCAAAGAACTGCCAAACTTCTCGCTGATTGCATCACCATTGAACACTTCAATGATTGTTTTGGTATTCATGATCAAAACGCCAACAACAAAACAACCAGCGTTATATATCCAGTCAACAACAAAGCCTTTGGTAAGCAAGAATGGTGTAAAAATATGAAGTACGACCCACAGTAGAGCGCCGATAAGCGACCCAAAAACAGTTCTAAGTGGATAGCCTAATAGCAAAATATCCATTGCCCTGTTGAGATATCTACTTGTCAGATCTTTATCTGGCATCCAAAGCCCCCTCTCCCAAATGAGAATTTGGGATTTCTTCTAAAACAGGGTCATTCAATATCTTACGTTTGCCACCACTGCTACCAGTATCGATGTTGTCGATATTGGTCTCAATAAATTTAAGTAACTGGATAGCTTCAGCACTATTATTACCGAAAAAGCCTTTAGCTATACGATAAGCCAAAACTCTCTCTTTTAGCTCTAGTAAAGCAAAGGCTACAGTTCCAGTGATGGTAACGATAGAGCTATAGCCGAATAAGTAGCTCAGCGCTGCGCCGAAAAATATCATCATCACAGAGAGAAGCTTAACCTTGCTGAAGGTTTTCTTTTCATTCAAGAGATAAAGTTCGACGATTGTCTTCCTCTTTAACTCTTCTCGCTCTTTCTTGACACTTTCGTCACGTTTCTCTTTATACTCTTGTATTTTTAATCTGTATTCTTCGGATTTAATATACTTTAAAGTGTTGCGGTATAATCCGCTACATATCATTCCAATCATTGAACCTGCAATAGAAATAACACCTTGGTTTGAAATTCCTAGCAAGCCGATAACTTTGCCAAACACAATTGCGGCTAATATGGCCAACGCTAAGCCAATAAGCCAACCTAAATGCCTAGACAAAAATTTAGCCATATCAACCTTTCTTCATCAGCTCACGCTTGATTTCATCGGTACGCGTCGTGACATCGGACGGCGTAATCGCCTCGTTCAGTTTCACGATGTCTTCGATTTCCTGCGGTGACTTCTCTGCCAGATGGAAAATGGCTGCACGAATCACGTCAGAACGAGTGAACTTCTCGAAACGAGGGATGAACTTCATCATCTCCAGCAGATCGAAGTACTCGTCTTCCAGCGACATTGTGCGGCTCTTAATTTTCTCTTTACCACGAGTTGGACGTCCCTGTGGTCTGACTGGCTGGCGCATAGGTGTACTGCTTTTAACCGACGCATCCGGCTCTTTGCGCTTGGCAAGGTCTCCCATTTTCATGGACATTATTCTTCCTCCAGACTCAAGATGTAATCTACCAATTCTTCAAACTCGGCTTCCGCCTTCTTGTCGCGTTCTGCACCTTTCATTTCAAAGATAGAACGGCCAGCTTCTTCTGCATCGTCATACACGTTGCGGTTATAAAGATTAACCGGTGCTGCCTCGATGCCGAATGTTTCCACAATCTCTTTTGCGGCCAAAATACGTGATGCCTGGGAAGGCAGTGACGGACACTGGTTCACTACCGCGCGGATCTTCACAGTCTCGTTCACGTTGCGAACGTTGTCGATAATCGGGTCTATATCGCGCAGGGATTTCAAATCACGACGTTTAGGGCGCAGCGGGATGATGATCACGTCAGCCATAAGCATCGCCAGACGCTGAATTTCGGAGTCAAAGCCACCAGCATCCACCACTACATAATCGGTGCGTCCCTGAAGTGATTTAAGATGTTTGACGATGTCATCCTGAACATATGCGAAGGGAATCAGCTCAAGATCATCATTCTGGCGACGGTCTTCACACCAGCTCGTCGTGGTGCGCTGGATATCGATATCGGTTACATGAACCTTCTTTTTCTTTTTAACTTTGAGGCATACCGCAATTTGCTGGGCAACGGTAGATTTGCCTGGGCCGCCTTTTGTGCCGCCAACCACAATGATCTTGGTCATTGGTGAGTTCCCTTTGCGTGAATTATTGTCGTATGAAACAACTTGTTTTCTTATATGTGATATAGCCTAAATGCCTACGGCTGCGGTGTAAAGGTTAAATGATAGGTACTTGGGGAATGTGGGCGTGGGATCAAAAAACCCGCCGTAGCGGGTTTATGGGAGAGAGATGATGTTGACGATGTGCGTACAAGAGCCTTTATCAAGTCGCAGCTCGCGGTCTCCCCACTCGTCTGTTACGCGACTTAAAGGCAAACTGCCAATATCCCACGGCAGGAAGCCGGTGGCAGAACCCTTTGCCTTGTCGCCGAGTTGGTCAAGACAACATTTTTTCACGGTATCGTAGATCATAACCTCGCCATATCTCCGCATAGTACCTGACCACATGGACGCACCCAGAATGGTTTGCAAATTGTCGCAAACGAGGTGTCGGTATTTATCCAGTATGAAGCGATATGCTGTAGAGCCTATGCGGGCTGAGTCAAAAGGCGGTTCGAGATAAGCGCCTTTGATTTGCTTACCGAGGTATTCATTCCCATCGACGCCGATAAACGGAAAATCGTTATAGGCAAACCGGCCCACAACCTTCAGCTCTTCTGGGCTAAGAGTCGCATCCACGATCTCAATTTTGATGATGTGCTCGGCGGCCTGAAACGCATTCAGCCCCTCTTCATCCATAACCCGCGTGATTTCGTCAAATTGATAATCTGAGTTATAGGAGGGCAAAAGATACACAACGAGAAAGTTGTCGAACTCACCATTATCGGCACGCATCTCCACCAGACGAACAACATCGCCTCCTGGTGTCGCGAAATGAAAGGTCTCTAAAATAGTATAGCCGCCCATAGAGAGCGGCATTTTGTTCAACTGCTTGTTGTAGCGTTCATCAATTAAAGAAGGTGCCATTGTTCTTTTTTGCGTTCTGGTAAAACGCTTTCCTTGAGGTCGTTGAACTTATTCTTCATGAATTGTACAACGGCTTTCTCAATTTTTGGAACAATGGATTCTTTAACATCAACAATTTCGGGGTACTGTTCTTGCGGCTTGAGGACAAAGCGCAATTTGTTATTGCTCACAACGACCTCTGCCAACGGAGTTACAGTTGAGGTGCTATTGGAGATGTTCTCTGCGCGAGCAACATCACTTTTGAAAGTGACAATGAAGTGCTGGCGGTCAGCTGTTTCGCGACATAACATGCGGCGCACTTCCACTGAGTCTTCACTGTTGTGAAAACGCATAGGGAAGCTATCGACTACCGCAGTGTTCGTGCGGATCGTTTGCATAGTACGTGTTTTGTCATGATAGTTGAGCATGTTTCCACCTTAGCCGTTAAGACGTTGATGTCGTGCGGCGACCCCATCGGGGTTTAGAGGCTACGAGGATGCAGCGCATCTTTGAAATAATGTATGAATGTCTTGACACTCTTTGATTAAATCTACATCAGTCACAAACTAATTGCAACCTGACCAATGCCCAAAACCCCGCTAACCACGGGCGCTTACGCGCTTTCGTCTGCTTTTTTGCCGCTCCATTGGCACAAACGCTCGCCCACCATATTGTGAGTCAAGATCTGCCGCTCTGTCTCTTCGGTCATTAAATCCTCATTACTCACATAGATAGGGTTGGTTACATCGCAGAAGAGCACGCCTGATGTCTGTGTCTTAATCACGCACCCACTTACCATGCAGCTCGCGATGAACAGCAGAAGCGCCTTTCCGCCGCACTTCATTAAATGTCTCATTTTTGACGTCCACTGTACTTTGTAGCCTTTTCCTGTCTTCCTGCCTTGCCCTCTCTTCGAGCGCTTGCCGAGCCGCACGACCACCCATCGCATAAGCACCGACAAGCACGAAAAGAACGGCAGCCAGAGTAATTAGAGCAATTTTCAACTTCGAAACCAGGCTGCCGAACATTTTAAACCATCCCTTTCTGGTATTTGCGTACCTGCGACCAGGCAATAAAGCCGGCCACAATGATGGTGGCTATGCCAAAAATGATACGAACCGTATCACCGCTGGTGATATGACCTTGTGCCTTATCCATCGCCACAGACACTTGGGGCATTACGTCGGCCAGTTGCGCCAGACCAATACCTGCCGTGACAGTTGCGCCAGCCGTTTCTTTGGTCACAGGAACCGCTTTAACCGTCTTGATTGGCTTCACGACGCCAGCGCGACGCAGACCTTCCTCAATAACTTCTGCCGCATACCAGGTGTTTGGCGTTTTCAGTGGGCCACAGCCGTTCTCGTGCCGAATGATCGCCTCTACCAGCGGACGCAGAGTGTCGTAGTCGTGTAGATCGATGATCATGTCCGGGGTGACACCAACGGCTTTAGATACCTCGTTCACGTAGGCACTGGTGTTGTTTTCATTTGGCGGTGCCCAGCGCTCGATGACCTCGCGAATGGTATCGATGCTTGAACCGTCCTTCGCCCGGCGCTTGTCGTGGTAAGTGATGAGCGTTACCGCCAGCGCTCGAATCCCCCATACGGGATCTTTGAACGTGCAGAAACGTGGTTCGGAAGGGTTGCTAATAAGCCCCTGCCACGGCGACCCCTTATCGAGATTACCTGGGTTGTTGTTACGAATACCTCTTGGAGTTTTCATCCTTGATCTCCTTTATTGCAGTCCATTCTTGACGCCGTAGGCGGCTAACCCCAGCAGCAGCGCGGTAATCAGGAACGACGTAATCTTTGAGACAATGCCGCCAAAGAACCCACTGGAGATGGTGTCGAGCCGGTTAAGAAGTTTGTCCAGGTTGGAGTGCTGAATGCTGTGTTGTGCAGGCGTCATATCGCCAAAGTAGGTTTTGAGCTGGTCATTGACCTCCTGGCCAATTTCTTCACGCAACTCCTTACCTAATTTGCCAACGACTTCACGCGCAACGATTGCGGCAATGCGCTCTACCTGCTCTGGCGTTACGCCTGCCATCTCGTTCGACATGATTTCCTCCATGAAAAGTCAAATCGGGATGGCAGTTTTATATCACAATTTAATTGTATTTAGTAGGTAAGTACTTACACCCGCGCACCATAAATTGCACCGACTTTAGTCCATGTAGGCACGTTCCCCGTGACAGCCTTACCCGCCGCGCCACCTCCGTACATTGTCCCCAATCGTCCAGTAGCAGCGGCACCAGCAGCACCAACATTACCACCGGAACCACATGTATATTGAACGGCAGAAGCGATAGCATATTGAGCGCCGATACAGAAAGCCCTTCATCCTTCATCTGCCGTTGCAGCTCGCGCAGCACAACGGATTTGCCGGAACCGGATTGGCCGGTGATGTACACCACATCGCCCTGCTTCACTTCCAGCTCCAGATTGTCGTAAAGCGTCCACTCTTTTTTGTCCAGGCCAAGACCGAACGATTCGGCAATCTCCAGCGTGCGCGTGGTTTTGTTCACGCGGGTCTGAAACGATACGTTGATGGTGTATTTGCTCATGCAGCCAGCTCCCCAGAAGAAACTTTCTCCGCATACGCCACGAAAGCGTCTACCCCGCTTTCTCCCGTGATTTCTTCCATGTGGGCAAGCAAATCCCCAACCACAATGGCAGAGCCAGCAGGGAGCGTTTTAAAGCCCAATACGTCGATGACGCGGACTTCTTCAGAGACCACTTCGCGACTGATCTCGGTGTGCTCTTCTTTCTGGCGTTCCGTCTCTTCGCCCAGATCGAGCACCAGAGAGCCGGTTTCCATCTCATCGGTCATGCTGCCGACAAGCACGTTCAGCTCGCGCTCTTCAAAACCGAAGACCTCGACGTCGCCCAGCACCAGTGATTCCAGTTCCTGCTGCAATTTGATGGCGTCGTAGTCAATACTGGCCAGGCGGTTGTCTTCCAGACGCTTCGCCTTCACTTCTTCTTCGCTCAGATCGTCGCGAACGATGACCGGCACACGCTCCAGACCAGCCAGAAGTGCCGCCTCGCGACGACCGTGGCCAGTAATGATGACGTCGTGCTTGTCGACCGTGATCGGCTGGTCAAAACCGCGCTTTTTGATGGCGGCCGCCAGGTCGCGGATCTGCTGTTCGTCATGTTTTTTGGCGTTCATCTCATACGGGATGAGTTCTGCCGGGTTTCGATAGACGATTTCAAAGTTTTTGGTCATTACATACGCTCCTTGTAGTAGTCGACCAGCCACACCAGGGCTTCCCCGGCGTTCTCCATTTCGTTACCGGTATTGATTCCCTGCTCTTTGATGATGGTTTTGATCGTGCCGGCGACGCGATCTGACGCATCAAACGTCACTTTGAAGCGCATCGTCTGGTGTTCAGCGCCGACTCGCTCGGTTTTCTCGCGTTTGTCCTCATCGACCGGCTCGTCATCGCCACGGGAGAGCGCTTCCAGCGCTTCAAGATCGATAACGGACGCTTTGGCGAGTGTTGCCGCCATTTCGTCGTCATACGGGGCGATATCGGACAACCGGTAATCGATTTCAGACTGGATTTCTTCGATTAAGCGCTGCAAAGCGACCTGATCGTCTTCGCCGTAGCGCTCGTTATCGACGAGGGACATCTGTTTGGCCACCAGGTCGTTAATTTTGCCCACGGAGATGACGGGGACCGTTGAAATGCCCTGCTCCATCGCGGCACGCCAGCGGTGTTCGCCACCGAGGATCTCAAAAACGCCTCCGTCCAGCTCCCGCGCCAGAATTGGCTTAAAAAAGCCCAATTTTTCGATAGAGCCTTTCAGTTTTTCGAAATTTTGCGCCCCAACGGAGTTGGTATTCCAGGGATTCGGACGCAGGTTCGCGACTTCCACCTGCAGAATCGTAATTTTCACACCCATAATTCTGATACAATCCATTGTATAAGTACTTACTTACTATAATAGCCAATTACCATACAAAAGGCACGAAGGAAAGAGGTTTATGACAGTTCGGATTGTATCGAATGCAGTCAATGCGCTGATTTCTGGCGCTGATGACAACGTGAAGCGGCTCGTTCAGGAGATGTTGAGCTATGAAGTGGAGGCTGGTGACTGGAAAGGAACCAGCACAATGTTCAACTGGAGCAAAAACGCGTTCCCGGCTGGGTTTGCGAAGCCAGTTGCAGCCAACCTTCTGAAAGCTGGCATCAAATGCGTGCATGTGCGAAAGGAAAAAGCCCCCGCGCTGGGCAAGCCGAACCCGATAGTTAACCCATTCCCGTATAACCCGGACTATGCCTATCAGGATCAGACTGTGGAAACACTGGTGCGCGAAGGGATGATGATTGCCCAGATTGCGACGGGTGGCGGTAAATCGAACGTAGCGTGTAAGGCAGCTGCTCGCATTGGTCGTATGACGCTGTTTTTAACCACGCGCTCGGTTCTGATGTTCCAGATGGCAGAGAACTTCCAGAAATCCATCGACTACCGCGCGGAGAATGGCGAGCCGTGGCTAAAAGGTCAGAAAGTTGGGGTGATTGGATCTGGTGAGTTCCAGGTCTCGCGCCATATCAACGTTGCCACGGTGCAGACCCTGGCCAGTTTTCTCGAAGAGCCGCCGCGCGACGCATCACCGGAGAAAAAACAGTACCACCTGAAGCGCCGGGAACTGGTTAAGCGCTTCCTGTCCAGCGTTTCTCTGCTGATTCTGGAAGAGGCACACGAATCATCTGGCTCAAACTTCTACGATATCGCCCGGTTGTGCATCAATGCCGACTACCGTCTGGCGTTGACAGCTACGCCGTTCATGAAGGACTCGACCGAAGCGAATATGCGTCTCATGGCCGTTGCCGGTCGCATTGAGATAAAGGTCACGGAGAAATATTTAATCGATCGAGGTATTTTAGCCAAACCCTACTTTCTATATCATAAAATCGCGTACACTCCAGACGAGGTGCGGATTAGAGCCGAACTTGCTTCAAAACATCTGAATTTTCGGGTTGGGATGAGTACGGCTTACCAGAAAGCCTATCAGTTAGGCATCGTTTATAATCTGGGTCGCAACGAAGCTATTGTGCGTGAAGCGTTAATGTACAAGAGCCACGGTCTGAACTGTATGACGCTGGTTCGTTTGAAGCGTCATGGTCAGATTTTGATGGAAATGATGAAGGAAAGCGGCCTGAAGGTCGATTTCATCTACGGAGAATCAAACCAGACTACCCGACAAGCAAAGCTCAACAGTCTGGCGGCAGGCAAGATAGATGTTCTGATTGGCTCTACCATCTTAGATGTTGGTGTCGACGTTCCCAGCGTCGGGGCAGTAATTCTGGGTGGTGGCGGCAAAGCTGAAGTTGAGATGCGCCAACGTGTTGGTCGCGGTCTTCGAGCCAAAAAGAATCAGGCTAACGTGTGCTTTATTACCGACTTCATCGACGTGAGCAACAAATACCTCATGTCGCATTCATATGAACGGAAACACATTATCGACACAACGCCTGGGTTTGCCGAGGGAGTATTGCCGGTGGGTAGCACATTCGATTTTACTGTTTTGAATAGAGAGTAAGCATGAGCGAGAAACGCGCTATACACTGCCAGGTTCAGTTAACCGAAAAAGCAAACGACAAGCTTGAAACCTTCCAGAATCGACTGCGTGAACGCAACATAAAGCTGTCAAAGGCAGACATCATCAATCTGGTGCTGTCCAATATGACGATGGGTGATTTTGATAAGGCAGCTACGTCATTAGAGGCTTCTGCAAAGGCTCGTGAAAAGGTCATGAAGATTTTCGAATCCTCTGGCATGACCAAAGAAGATCTGGCCGATATTCTCAAACGTCTCGATTAAGCATTAAGGGCGTCGCAAGACGCCTTGTTCGTTGAAGTGATAAGGATTTAGTTCAAGCCATGAAACACGTTCTACTTCCACTGATTACCATCCCCGTTTTACTCCTGAGTGCATGTTCATCCCGCCCTGTGTCTGTAGCCGATGCAAAACCAGCTCCGCAGGCCAGAGTTTTCAAATACCAGACGTCTGCGCCAACCACGCTGGTGGTTATGAGAGACAAAGGTATGATAGGTGCTGGCTGCAACGCATCCATCTTCATTAATGGTGAGACAGTTGCGAAACTGGAGACCGGTGAAAAAGCGACGTTCCACCTTGATGCCGGGCAATGGATTGTTGGCGCATCACTGGAAGGCTCAGGACTGTGCGCACTGAACCCTGCTTGTCAGGAACGAGAGACCATCACCAAAGCTGGCGAGACGAAAGTCTTCCGAGTGTTCACCAGCAACGCAGGTGACATCGATATTCTACCAACGACACTGTGACGATATGACGAATAAAACTGACATCACCTACGGGATTCCTGCAGAAGTCTGGCCGCGCGATTACACCAACGTGGAGAAAGCGCTGATGTTCTGGCGTAAGTCTCTCATTCCTGTAAGGGTCACGATGGAAGATGGTCAGGTGTTCTGCATGTACGTTCAGGGTCTCATGTCGTCGCGCAACAAAGTCGACCTTTGCCCTGCCCCGTTCGACAAAGAAAATCGTATAAGGCTCCCACTTGAGCGAATCAGCACGATTGAATCAGGTGTGACAGAAGGCATTGCGCACGACTTCACGGGTCGGACAACGGTACACCCAGACTATGTGGACAATCGGCCATCTCGCCGTGATTTCTTCAAAATTTGTCGCCAGGCTCATGAGATGCAGAAGTCTATAAGGGTATATATGGCGGATGGCCGTGAAATTGAAGGTGTGTCTTCAGGCGTTGACGCTTGTCAGGTCACGCTCAACATGGGGGACGGTCGGAAGACAGTCGTCATGTTCGATTGGGTCGAACGGATTTTACCGTTTTAAATCTATAAGGGTAATAACCGGCTAAGTCCGGTTATTATTTATGTGTCACTTCCCGTTATATTTATTCCCCCTAATCTCGATTCCACTTTAAATATATAAGGGTGATTGACCGAATAAGTAATTTATTTAGGCAACACCTTCGAGAAAACGCGTTTTATTTCTAAGACTTTGATTATTATTGAAGAAAAATTTTTTCCATTCCCGCGTAAAAAACTCTTGATTTTAATTTTTGAATATCGATAATTAATCACATCGAAAGCAGACACGCTAACGATAAATAAATAACAAATTAAGTTATCAATATTACATAAGGATTAATATCATGTCTAACGTTGCTATCTCTAAAAAATCTATCATCGACGCTGCTGTAGTTATCGCTAATGAATTGCAAGTTGCAGCCAACAACGCTACTCAGACTTATAACAATCATTATCAGAATGGTACGCATACCAAAGCAGATAAAGCTAACATGCTTGCAGCGACTACTAAACTTGCATACTTCACCAACAACGTTTTAAACGCTGTTAATGATGAGAAGTTAGCTGGTGTCTTTTACTACGCGATTAAAGCAAGCAAACAAGCGCCTGAAGCGTTTTTCCGTGAAGCTATGACAAATAGCTACTCACTCGAAAAACTGGTTTATCTGGTTAAATCTATCAAGTCTGGTAAATGCGTTTATTCAGTCGCTGATATGTCTGGTTCTCGCGTATTCGCATTAATCGAAATGATTAATGATGAATTAGAAACATTCACTAATGGCGCTGTTTTCGATTTGATGAATGAAGCGAAAAAAGAAAATGAAATTAAATTAGACGCTGGCTATACGCAAGCCAACCAGCTGATTAATCTTTGTGAACGTCTCGGACTGGTCGAGAAGATCAAAGGAATGGGCGCTGCTAAAAACGGATCTCAGCAATATCGCTTTATCAAGAATGATTTTTACAACTATCTGGCTGATGCTTTCAAAGCGTAATTAGATGGATATAGCGCCCACTATGGGCGCTTTTTTCGTTTCAAGATCCGTACACCATAACGCGCCATTGTTGGCGCGTTTTTTATTGTCTGAAGTCTGCCAAAACAGACCAAAAATAAGCGCCATAAACGCGCCAATTTAACGCGTTTTTATGTGTGGTGGTACATATCCATTACCCACAATAAAAAACACGTTATAGCGCGTTTCACAGCGTTTTAGCGCGTTTTAGCGCGTTTTAGCGCGTAGCTTATTTTGACGTGTCGTGGGCGTGATCGTCTGGCGATATCTGGCGACGTGATCCGCGCTATCCTTCGGGACGTGTCGGCAATGTTGGCGCTATCCGTGGGCGCTCGCGTATCATTGGCACGTTGGCGCGACGTGTACGCGCTTGCAGTGGGTTTCCCACGGATTCACATAATCACATGGCGAAAGCTATCTGGATGGCTCAGGAGCTGAAACTCCACCAGCAACTGACCCAGCGCCGCTACGCAATTTCTGGAGCGATTTTTGGCTTCTCCCGCTCGGTTTTCTACATAAAGGCAAACCCAGCCGTTTCCCGAAAATTCCCTGGCCGTTTCCCTTCGGTTCCCCGGACAGCTCTCTGGCCGTTTCTGAATTTCCCTGCGGCAGTTGGTGGACGAAAAGAAAGGGGCGTTTCCACCCCCTCCCCTCTTACTTGCCAGCCATGATGTGAATGCGGTTCTTTCCGTACACCTCTTTCACGTATTCCCCGCACGAGACACTCCACGAGTCGATTCCCGCTTCGTAGGTGACGTTTTTGCATTTGATGGCGTTGTTGGCGATACGCATCCCCTCCCCCACTGCTTCCTGTTCGCTGAAGTCGAATCCGGATTCTGTTTTAATCCATAGCGCGATCTGCATGGCGAACTCGATGAGTTTTGACTGACAAAAGCGACCGCTGCGTACCGAGAAGATGAATAAGCCAAATTCCGAAGTGGAGACATACGCTTTCTCAAATACGCGCTTATGGCGACGGTTGCAGATAATGTCATTGGTGATCTGCTGTTTCTCTTTCCCGGACAGCTCGATGGTTACATTGTCACGCCAGGCGCCCAGCACGCTTTTCTCGTTATCAGAGAACGTCACAGAAATATGGCCATGTGCAGGGGTGTTAACAGTAGCGATAAAGTTCATGGTGATAATCCTTTAAACAACTTGTTTTCTTGTTGGTTTAATTATCGCTACGCGCATAAGGCGTCCAAGCGTTCTGTTCAGGTTGCTGGTGGCCGGAAGGGAGTCAGAGGGTTGTTCGGTAGCCTGGCGATAAGAGGTGGGTGTTTTTAGCCTGCGGGGTGAATCTCAGATTTGCTCACACTCGATATACAACATTACATATAATCGCCTCTGGACTAATTACCAGGAGACCCTCATATGTCCCACCGTGATGTGAAAGATTTTTTAGACGGCATTTCTGACGATTTCGGTATCGGCGCTGAATTCCTGGCTCGCGCCATGGCAATCAGTACCGAATACGCGACAGCTCTATTGGAGCAAAGAAAACCTATTACCGATGAGGACGCATATCGGCTTTCGTATGTAGTGGGCAAATCTCCCAACTTCTGGGCACAAAAGCCCGAACTGACGCCGTTGGCCGAATTACCCATTGATTTCGCCAAAATGATGAAGGTTGTAAAGATGTCGTAAAAGACCACCAGCATGGGTGGCCTCGTTCTCTTAGTGGAGCAGACCGACATCGATGGTATCGCCGGAGCCATCCACTCGGATCATAAGCATGGCGAAGGCATTTAATGGGTAGCCTGCGTGCCAGTCCGGGAAGCGGTCATCGCGCATGAAGTCGGCAATGTCATAAACGCTGTCCTCAAAGTGGAAGAAGCGGGCATCACATTGTTCGTCCTGTTCAACGTGATCCATTTCCTGCTGCTCTTCCGGCGACAGGTCGAGCCAGGATTCCAGCCATACGTTTTCAGCTTTAGGGGAGATAGTGAAATCGGTCATGTGCATATCCTCCATGCGTAAACATCTTGTTTTCTTGTTGGTGTAATTATCGCAATGCGGATAAGGCAAAAAACATTTTGTTATCGGGTATAACAAAATGGCGCGGGATACGCGCCATTGGAGGGGTTAAGCGAATACGCTTTCCGGGATGTAGTTTTCAACCGGTTCGTTGGACACGATGCGCAGACCGTACTGTCCAAGCCAGGTGTTGCTCGGGTTCAAGTAGGAAGTGTACAGCTCGTCTGCTTTCACCATCATCTTCTCAAACATCTCTTTGTCTACGCCGCGGAAATACGTTTCCAGTTTCAGCAGCATTGGTTCGGATGCGTTGCTGATGCTCTGGAAGCCTACGGTGTACACCCCATCCTCTTCTGTCCCGGTGCGGATCAGGGTGGTGGTGAGCACTTCGGTCCCGTTCGTGCTGTCACGCAGAACAGCGGTCAGCTTTGCAACTTTTCCGCCTGAGGTTGTCTCTGACGCATAGTACAAATCAAGAACCAGGTTTTCACGAATTACAGTCATTTTTGGTCTCCCTGTTGTTGACCTGATTATATTATTGTCATAGGTAAACACTTACAATACAGACAAACAAAAAAGCCCCGAAGGATGGACGGGGCTGTCGTATGGACGACTAATCGCTTTTGCACATGTCAGGCTGTCGCCAGGAGAGAGGCTCGCTGGATTTCTTGCTGGGCTACTTTATTCGCCTCCAGGAGCGCCTGTTCCAGTTCTCCTTCCGGCCAGATGATCTGTTTTGCCATCCACCCTCTTCCACATTGTCTGCGCACATTCAATATGTAGCGCTTTTTAACCCCCTCATCTATTGAGGCGAGGGTCTCCGTGAACAGACGAATAGCTGTTCCATTTGCGATGATATCCAGGAGTGTAATCTGCCCAACAATTGCCGGACGCTCTTTACGCACCTGTCCTACATTGAGTTTTAAAATCATCGCACTTTTCATGATCATCTCCGTAAACAATTTGTTTTCTTGTTGGTGTAAATAATACCAATATCAGCCAGGGGACAAAGTGTGTAATCAAGGGAGATAAGTGTCTGGAAGGTAGTGGTTAAAAGCAGAAAACAAATTGTTTAAGGAGGCAAGAAAACAACCAGTATTACAAAACAGCCAATTCAATCGCAGGATGACATTATGAAAAAGCCACTTTGCTGGTGGCGATTTCCATAATTAATTATTCTGCCTTCAGGAGCGTAATGGACTAAAAGTCTTTTCGTCACATGCAGAAGTCAGCTCTACGTTTTGACGAGGTATCTTAAACATGTACACACGCATCCCGGTTTTCAAAACCATCTTTTCGAAACGAATCGACCCCTTCGGGCCCACATATAGCAACGACCCGTTTTCCGTTGGAGTCATTAACCCGCTAGCCACAGGCACAACTTTCGGTGATCTGAATTCGATTTTCACAAACATGCCGTGATCGTAAATGTCGATTATGGCCAATGAGTGTTCCCCATCAACCTTCAGCATTGCCTTGCAGTTTTGAAATGTACCGCGAGTTTTAGTATCCGGATCAAAAAAGTATTTGGATTCTACGGGTTTTACAACCGGCTTTTCTTCGGTTGTGTTGTTCAGCACAGAGGTAGCTGGTGTTTCAGCGCAGCCGGACAACGCTGAAACGATCAGAAGCGGTAATAACATTCCTTTCATTTGTATCTCCTTTTTAGTCCTGAAATAATATCGACATATAAGGAGATAACTTGAGTTTTTTTTTGAGTTAACTCACAAGTTGCGGTTATCGCGCCTGCTGACAGGCAAATTGTTAAATATTATCGCCAGGAAACTCTAGTTTTATCGCCTCCACCAGCTCATGTTTTTCCTCATCGTTTAACAGAGACCAGACATCTCTACCTTTTGGCGTGTCACCCTTAGCTGGCACGAACGAACACAATTTGCGGTAGAGCGATGGCCCAACTCCATCCAGGCACTCAGCCAGTGAATCTACACTCCACGTCTCAACTACCACAGGCATCTTAATCATCTTGTTCCTCACTTTGATTCTGACGTTGTGCAGTTCCACGCGACAGACATTGGGTTGTCTTCAATATGGAAATCAAACGTCCCTTCTCTGTATCCTTCAGAGATGAGCGTCGCCACGCGACCAGCAACATCCTGAGAGCGGATAACGTCATCGAGGGAGATATCACACTCGGAGGACGCTTCCTCGCCACAGAGGGTGATGCTGATATTCAGATGCTTGTACATATGTTTCTCCTTTGTCTAAACACGTTGTTTTCTTGTTGGTGTTATTATCTCAATAAGACATAGGCGAAAAAGCATAACATCAAGGCCAACAACTATTTTTGCATTGCTGAAGCGACTCATAAGTTGTACAAACTAAGCAATCTAATGAGGGTATAAAATGGTCGACTGGCTCTACAAAAATGGCTTTCTTTCGTGGGATGCCTTGCTTATTGTTTTCACAATCGTTTACTGCTCATGGCGCGGATGGAGACATTCCAAAACACCACTTGGCAAGAAACAAAAAGCACGAGATGAAGAAATCAAACAATTGGCTCGCAGGTTGCGAGAAGAGAAGAAACAGAAGAAAACTCCCCCGAAAACCTACTGAAATCGCTTGAGACCCGAGGATGGTCTGGCAAAATGGAGTTCAGCAGCTGCACGAGAGGGAACGACACTCCCCCGCGATTTTCAGGCGAGCGAAGAGTAAGGCGAACTCCCGAAGATTTCCCGCACCGCTCCCGTAGTCGTCCCTCGCTCTGTACCGTGATGTACCCGTTTCCCGACCGGCAGCCAGCCTTTTCCCTGCGGCGACGCTCCCGTTCATGAAAAGGGACATGGCCTTTTCCCTGGATGGCCCGAAGGCTGACCGAAGGGGTGGATAGGGTCGTTACGGGGATGAAAACTATGGCTTGAATTTCTACGGAGAAAGTAGCGATACCCCTCTTCCCCTTCCCACTTATACCTCCAGTTAAATCTCTAGGGATTTTCTCTCCTGTTGACGTGCAAACCTTCCCCCTGATAACGCTCTATACGACGACTATGCCTTTGGGCGAAATGGGTGGTTTGTTCTCTCTACCGGCGTATGTGGTTTCGTTGTTCTTGAGGTGGTTCTTCTCTGTGTTTTCGTCAGGGTTGTTCTCGTCGTTTTGGTGAGTGTTCTTCTCCGTGTATGGAGTAATTGCAGGTGCGCTTTTCTCTTCGTTTACTTGAAAAGATGGAAGTGTGGGTAATGGCAGTAGGGTGCTTTAGTTGTTCTCCGCATATGAAGTAATGGCGTTCCCTGTCATTCAGTAATTTGCGTTCTCTTCCGGGGTAATAGTGGGTAAGCGAGATTGCGACGGTTCCTGTTCTGATCTGGGTTTGTCCGGGGTTTCGTTCTGGCTGTTCTTCTCCGTGCATTGGGTAATGGCATGTAGGGGTTTGCGTGCGCGAGCTGCGTTCTCGGTTGCCTGGGAAGATTAGGTGGGTGGTCTGTAGCCTGGGCCAAAGAGGTGGGTCTTTTCGGTAGCCTGACAGGAAGAAGTGGGTGTTTCCGGGAATGTGGGCAATGGCGTCTCTGGGTTTCCTGTGGGTGTGGTTAACTTGCTTTCTTATGCCTGAAAACAACTTGTTTAGATATCCAATATAGCGCAACGGGAGCGCTTCTGAGCGTGTCTGTTTTTGGGTGGTATCACGAGTCGTTTTTGACGTTTTGGTCGCAGGGAGATGGATTCTGGTGCGCAGGATTTTGGGTATAAGAGATGGCGTGCGAAAACGTCAACTTTTTAGACCAAATCAGGGGAAAGCGTTGACTTTTCGTTGATGTGTTATTTATTTGTTTTCTTATGGGTGTAATTGGCTTAAATGCCTTGTCACGCCTGGGCTGGGGTAGGTCAGAGGGGTGGGGAAAGTGGCGATCAACGGACTCTTACAGAAATCCTCAATTTTTGACCGCCAACGTCAACAATCGAATTACGTTACTGGAATGGTTTCACCATATAGTTCTTTGTATTTGGCCATCACTTCGTCTATGCAAACGGATGAAACATCTAATAACCGTGGATTGGCCTTATGGGCTTCTTCAAATGTCTTAGCGATCTTAGGGTCAAGTTTGTTTGCTTCAGCAGAACTCTTCCAAGGTAACTGAGTTTCAGGGTTCCCATTTGCGGAAATATCGAAAACACATGTACGAGAGATTTGCGAATAGAGACTACCTACTCCTGACGCATAAGACATAACAGGCAGTATCAGTAACAACGACGCTATCGATAATTTTTTCATGATTCCCTTTCTTTTAGGCTTGAGTTTTATTTTCTTTAACAGGTTAGATGAGCTATCACTTAAGGTTGTCGAAAACAGTAAAAACTTTAACTTATCAGGTGCTTTTCTTAATTTCACAAATCCCAACCAATCCAACAACTAAGAGGATTTAAACCATCCAGCTAACTAATTTCACACTTTTGTTATTAATTTGTTTTCTTATATGCGTAATTAATAAATTATCCAATAGCAGCGACATTCAGTTGCGATTGTGACCTATGACGCGAGAAAGCAGGATACGTTTCCAGTGGCTTTCGCGCCGGTTGATTTCATGCTTGTCGCTGTTAATGTCCATGATCTCCAGAATGGAGAACGTAACCTTTTTAAGCCTGTCCTCGTCGCAGGTACCGAACGCTTCAATCAGTCCGGCGTTGCCACCGTGCCCGGTCGTAAAATAGGTTTTCCACCGTCCCCATATGCCATCTTTGCCATTAGCCTGGCCGACATAAAGTTTCCCTCCATCGACGTCAGTCAGCAGGTAGATACCTTTGACAATATTCAGTGCCGTTCTCCACGACTTTAATTCCTGCTGGATGATGGTGCCCAGACTGACTCTGTCCAGTGCCACATTTTTGTAGCCGGGAAACTCGCCAAACGAAAGACACGTGGGGGCAATCTCGACGATGGGCATCTTCCCGGCCAGCGTCTCACCATTCAAAATGTGTTTTCGATGGCGAACGGCGTGGATATACATACGCCCACGATACTCGGCCAGTTCGGGAACATGGAGTAGTTGATAGAGATGGTAAACTTCATTCCGACCGGGGACAATAATCGTTGCTTCCGAAGCACATCCCTCGTTGAGATAGGTGCCAGCGTAGAGCCACCGCTGATTTTCTTCAGTCTGAATGAGAGAGATAACATAGGTGCGATTGAAGTTTTTGTTCTTCTGCAGGCATTGCCAGCCGTCGAAGGTCTCGTTCAGAAACTCCTTTATTGGGTTTTCTTTGTACTCGTTGGTGCTGGCTAAATGAATTTTACTGTTCTTTGGGGTCAGCTGCGGGTATAGCGACTGAAGGTACTGGAATAGTTCCATGCAGAAAATGTCCCTGATGAGATCGGCTCTGCTATCTGGTATCTCACACTGAGAGCCGATATGTCCACAACAAAACAAAGACTTACCAGTCCCAGGCTGGTAATCCGTCGACCAACTCAGCATCACAATCAAATTGCACCGCGTCATACCCGGCATCCAGTATGGCCTGTATGTTGGAGATCGTCTCTTCGGAAATGCCATACTCACGCAGCTCTTCTTTCCAGTCATTCCCTCGCATTCCAGCACTAACAATCCAGCCGTACTGTGTACCGTGTACCCAATTCAACCCGCGATCAGTAAGTGGGTCGAAGCAGGCAATGGGTAGCCGTTCTGAATCAGCTGCCGTGACGTGGGCGGTGCTGATCACCGCCGTCTTATACGATTCGGTGATTTTCAGCATCATGCCTTCTCCTTTGGAAACAGAATGTCGGCCGTGTCAGAAATGCCCCCCCAATTCACGCCGACGCTGGCGTCATGGCACTCTTTGATTTTTCGCAAAACCTGAACGCACTGTTCGTCAGTCAGGTCTGGTCGCACTTCACCTACATCTTCCTTGTGCCACATCACCATCAGCAGCGGCTCGTCTTCTGTGTAGTTCTCCAGCTTTTCGATGATGTCTTTTGCGGTTCCGAACATGATTAACTCCTTAAACAACTTGTTTTCTTGTTTGCGTTATTATCTCAAATAACAAAAGGCAGAAAACAAGATGTTTAAGGGATGATTAGGTGAGTTTGAAGTCATCGGCATCGTCGACGAACTCCATAAATCTGGCCTCCACGTTCGAGTGCGTTATCAGAAACTCAAGACCTCTTCCAAGCGAGGTTGGTTCTTCCAGCAAAAACTCGAACCCATCTTCATGAGTCCTCCCCAACCAGTATCCGCCGCCATACTCCTTCAATCGTTGAAAGAAAACGTACTGACCCGGTTTGAAATTTTGAAGAGTCTCGCCCCTATAGACGATCTGATAGTTTGAGTCTTTGAGTCCCATTTTCCCGCCCTCAATACTGTATATATAAGCAGTAGTATTTATTATTATACCGGTCAACTTTGCGGGTTAAGGGAATAACAAGGTGGTGAAAACAATTTGTTTCGGCACTTGAGATTTTGCAAATCGCACATACATGGAAGACGGCAATTTTTGAAACCTGATTTGACCCAAGTGAAAGGAGGAAACGATGAAGACCTATGATCGCAACCGTAACGCTATCACTACCGGCAGCCGAGTGATGGTGGCAACGAATGGGGCAACGGGAGTCATCAAGGAAATCTGCGGAGAAGGCAAATCAGAAGAACAATTACGCCGCTCTGACTGCGTGTCTATCGAAGGTGTGGAAGGTCTGTTCTGCCCAATAGATTTAGTTCGCTTGGGGTTCCATTAATTTCACCATCTATAATACAAATTGTTAAAGGCCACAATTAGTGGCCTTATTGATTTCTGCTTAGTGGCTTCTGAATCCACTACAACCGCGAAGAAACTCAACGATATAGCGCTTCATCTTCTCTGGTTCGTCTCCCGACCATCCATCTGTCCGAGTTGCCCTGCAGGACAATGGTGAATGGCGTATCAACCAGACTCGCAGAGGATATAAATTGCCCTACAGTATTTTTCATGTTTCTCCCTCAATCATCTGTGCTAATACCTACATAAATTAAGTATGTATTTACCTATCATTCGACGCGTTTGAAAACGTATACGCTGACAGTGATTCCGGTGTCTTCAAACTCGTCAGTAAACGACTTACCTTTGGCATAAACGTAATTATACAGCGTCATCCAGTTCAGAACTGGCGCATCACCCGGCAGTACTGCCACCAGTCGCCCGCCGACTTTAAGATGCTCCAGCGCGGCCAGCGTATGCTCTCTGTGACGGCCAAGAGAGTAGGGCGGGTTCATGACGATTTTGTCGAACTGATAGCCTGCATTGTCCTCAGACCACTTCATAAAGTCGCAGCAGACCGTATTTGTGTACCCCTTGCCAAGCAGGATATCAACGAAGAGAGGTGCGACTTCTATGCAGGTAACGTCTTCCGGATTGACGTCGATGCAGACCAGCAGATCTCCGCGCCCGGTTTCAGGCTCCAGCCACCAAGCAGAAAAATGGCGAGGCCAACAATCATCGCGGTGACTTTCTGGAAGCTCCATTTCATGCAATAGCCTCAGTCACAGCAGAAGGAAGATCCGGAGTTGCAGGTCGAGCTGGAATCGTGTCCAGCAGCATCCCATCCAGAGAGACAGGAGGTCGTTCTGGCAGGGGTGTCGTCTGCAAGGTTGTGGTGGAAGTAGTTGTGTCCGGTATCAACAGACTCTGACCGGCTGGTACGGCTACCGCTGCCAGGGTTGCTAAAATTACTCCGTAGGCCATTGGCTTCAGTCGATTTCGTTGAAAATTTTCCATGAGAACTGTCCTTGTGTGCCTGGGATTCACGCAACACACGAGAGGCGACGGAATCACGCACCTTCTCCATGCCTACTGTCGCGCCCAGATTTGCTATGGCGGTAGCTTGCGCATCAATGCGCTTCTCCAGCTCAAACACTCGTTCTTCCAGTTCCACAAGGCGTGCAGAAACACGACCGCTAAACAGCTCAGCCAGAACCAGGCGAATTGAACGGGGACGTTTATTGAAAGAAGTGAAAGGCGTTTGACGTGCCATTTGGATTCCATTCAGTGTCAGAAAGAGTTGCGGCTGGCCAAGCCAGCCGCCTTTTGGCGTTCCATCCTGGAACAGTACCTAACCGGTACTTCGTCATCCTGACGAACGGTAAGATACCTGATTTTAAATAATAAGTAAATACTTACCTATCTCTTTATGGCAAAAATCCAATGTCACGCTTGTGAGGCATATCGGCTGCGGGGTAGGCGGCGATCATAGCTGGCCGTTCAATAAATCTGCCATGAGAGAGGATTGGACCAAGCCCTGGATAACGAGAGAGCACAGTGCTAATACCCCAGGCGACAACAGATGAGTTCATGGCAACATTTTGGAAGGTATCTTCGTATCATGATGTGGTTAAATAGACATGATTTAACCCAATGGAATTTTAGCCATGCTAGCCTTCTGGCACGAATATTCAGATCTCATCTCCGCATTTTTAGCGGCTCTTTTAGGCGGCTGTTTCACGATGAAAGGGGTGACAGCACAAGTGAAACAGCAGGCAAAACAGCAGGCAACAGCGGCCAGAGAGAAGCGTATCACAACGCTATTAGGTGTCAGAGAGGAAATAGACTCACTGATTAAACTGTATCAGGCCAGAATGGCAGAAGAAATCGAAAAATACGACCGGAACTCACCGTTCGATAACATTTTCCCCATTACTCAAAACTACTTCACGTTCTATGAAGCCAATTCTGCATCCCTACCTGAAGTTCATAGAGAAACACTCTCAAAAATTGTGGCTTTTTATACAAGCGCAATAAGCCTAATTGATTCCTATCGCGGTAATAATGCACTTATCGAACGGCTGGACTCCACGCAGGTTGCAAGTGACATTACTGGCAACAAAGAGCATCTTGCACACCTGAAAAGATACGCAATCCTAGCCACAAAGTACGGTCGCGGATTAATGATGATTCATGAAGAGGTCATGCTGCGCTATAAACAGGTTATAGAAGCCATCGATGGTGAAATCTCACAGCTACAATGCAGTTAG